CTGAATACATTAATGGAAAAAGAGAAATGAACCTTACAATTGGTGATACTAGTACTTCAAACATTGTATTTAGTGATGGCAATGGAAACACATTTAAGATTTTTGCAAGGGAGAAAGGAGGTAACAATGAATGATAAAATCAAACACCTATTAGCCACCGCTTATAAAACCGATTCAATAGAAAAAAACAAATGGCGTATTGAAAACCGAGAACAACGAAGAGAACAAAGAAAAAAAGAACTTAAAGAACTTATGGAAAAAGAAAAAACAATGAGCAACAATAAACAGAGTAGCGTAGAGTGGTTGGTTGAACAAATCAAAAAAGACATCAATTTGAGATTGAGAGGATTTGATATTGACAAAGCACTTGAACAAGCCGAAGCAATGCGAAAGGATGAAATTAAAAATGCTCAAATGGATATGTTTATTCATCTTAATAATTTGCCTTATGGTTTAGAATATCTTGAAAAACGACAAAGTGCAGAAGATTTTTCACAACAATACTACAACGAAACCTACGGAGGTAACAAATGACAAACAATAAACAACAGACGGCAGTTGATTGGTTGATTGAGCAATTCTACAACAACGAAGGAATGCTAACTACAAAGAAATTACTAAAAGCCAAAGAAATTGAAAGTCGGCAATTGCAAGCGTATGCAGAATTTTGTGTTACATGTGATAGAAACAAATTGCCTTTACTAGATTTTGAAAGTTGGCTTAAATTACCAAGTAAAGAAGACTCTGCTGAAGCAGCTCTAGACGATTACAACAGAATGGAAGAAGAATGGGAGATGGAGAACTACAATCAGATGAAGGAAGAGCAATCCGAGTAGATTTACAAGGCTTTACCCCAAGGCAATATGCTGTGCTAATCCTTCGTGACGAACTAAACTATTCTTGGGCTAAGTGTGGAATCAAACTAAACATTACTCGCTATGCTGCTCGTGAGTTGTACAAAAGAGCAAAACTAAAATAACTAAACAATGCAAAATAAAGTAGAACTATTGGGCTATTACGGATCAGATGAATAATTATAAATATTCAACTGATTAATAATTCCAAAAAATTACACTATCTTTGAAGCATTATGAGATGGACTAAAGATGAAGATCAAATTCTTCAAGAAAAATTTCAAACTGCTCAAAAAGATGAATTAATGTTGCTTCTACCTAACAGGTCTTGGGATTCTATACTAAATAGAGGAAACCGAACCTTTAAGTTAAGTAGAAGCAACTTTAAGCATGGTTTTGCTGCTGGAAATACTTTTAGAAAAGATAAAACTCCTTGGAATAAAGGTATTCCTTTTTTTGCATTAAGAGGTGAAAAAAATCCTAAATACAAAGGATATTCTTATATCACTAAAAGAGGATATCGTTATATTAAAGTTAGTGAAGACACAGATACTTGGACTTCCTACCGACCTGAACATATTGCTGTCTTAGAGAACTTTTTAGGACGGAAAATAATTAGAACAAAAAATGGTAAAGGAGAAGGTGTACATCACATTGACGGCAATAAATTAAATAACGAAATCGACAACTTACTTTTGTATTCCAATGAGAAAGAACATAGATTAATCCATAATCAATTAGAAAGTTTAACTTTTAAGTTAGTACAAAAAGGAATAATAAAATTTGACAAAATAACAAAAAAATATTACTACAATGAAAAATAAAGTTGAATTAATAGGTTGGTATGGAGACGATACCACAATCGCTTTATCTGCTTGGACATCAACCAGCAGAGAATTAACAGTAGAGAAGAAAGCACGTATACCAGCACTCATTAAGATGTTATGGTCTGAAGGACACGAAACTCCGTTTGAGAAAGCTAACGTACACTTCTTGGTAACTTGTGATATTGCCTCACACATCCACCTACTTAAGCACCGCATCGCTTCTATTAATGCTGAATCAGCCAGATACAAGGAGTTAAAAGAGGACAAGTACTACATGCCAGAAGATTGGCCTGCTGATTGGCTTAAAGAACTAGAAAAGTTTACTGCGGATAGCAACTATCTTTATCACGAGTCCCTAGAAGCGTTAACACCTATTCTAGGTCGCAAGAGGGCCAAGGAGAGTGCTAGATTCTTCAAGACTTACAACTCACAGATTACCGCTGACGTACAGTTCAACATGCGTTCCTTTGCAAACTTTCTCAAACTTAGAGCCTCAGAGCACGCACAAGTTGAAATACGGGACATTGCATGGGAAATGTTTAGGTTGGTAGATACAATCGAAGGAGATCCATTCAGACACACTTTGGAGATGATTAAACCTTGATGTATATTCGAGGCTATGAATCTAGAGGTGTATACATTTAGCTGTCTTCTTAAAGAATATGATGAGGATTACGAGGCACTAACATATCAAGAACAGTATGAGGCTATCCAAAACTACTATAAAGAGTACTGTAAATCTAAAGAAGCTAAAAGTAGTTCAGACTTAACTGTAGGTATGATTACTTATTTAGAAAACAAGTATTCTAGTGGAGATATGTATGACTCGTTTGACTTAGAAGAAGATGATTAGTGTATAACTATTTGGATTATACTCGATTATTTATTAACTTGCAATATTAATAATCATGTTTTATAAGAAGCCAACCAACAAGTATAGAGAAACTACTTACGAGAGAGAAGACCGCAAGTACTATCAAAATGCTTGTCCTGTGTGTGGTAAACGATTAAGTAAGGAAAGGCCTGTTTGTTTTGCTTGTCCTATACATCCACTGGAGTACTACGAAAGGAAACAGAAAGAACGTGAAGACAATCAAATCTGATGAGCAAAGTAAAAGACATAAAGAGTATGCAAAGAATTAAGTCAATGCAGGAGAAAATGACTCCGCAGTTCATAGACTATTGCAACGTAAATAACATAAATTTGCAGCAATGGTATCGTTGGCAACTTCACTTGATTTGGCAACGTAGAAAAGATGGTAGAACCTTAAAGAAGAGTTAAAAGTTATGGTAAACACAGAGATGTATAAGATTCATTACATGGCAGGACAAGGTAAAGTAGAAGTAATCAGTGTATTACAAAAGAATGGTCAAGATTGGGCTTTAGTTAAAGACCCAAACTTAGAAGAGGCTTTAGTGAGCAAGTTTCTACAGAAAGACCACTACAACAAACACAATAACAATATGGGTTATGGGCAAATTGTAGTTACTGATAGACTAACTTACATAACTGGAAGTTTTGAGATACACAACAAATAAAAACTAACTAATCCCATATGGAAAACGAAGAAATGAAAATGAGTGAGGAGATGATGAATAAAGCTGTGGAAGCACAGGGTCAGAAAATCTACAAGATGTTTTTTGATATCATCAATCCTCAAATTACTGATGCAGTAACACAATTATCTCCTAATCTTGCTAAAGACCTAAGTAAAGCTTGTGCATTAGAGCACATCAAACCGTTTAAGAATCCCTTGGAGAATCTACCCAAAGAAAAGCTAGACGGCTTAAATGGTGCGGCCTTAGAAAGATTTGAGATGGTAGTGAAGTTCTGGGAAGGTGTAAGCATCTACCTACACAATCTGTAGCCTACTAATTATTAACGATTACTTACAAAGAGGACTCCAAAAGGGTCCTCTTTTTTCTTTCCCATTTCGACACAATTAACCCATAACAAAAGGAAAAGAAAACCAATTGTAAAACTTGACAAAACTTAAAGAAATTAACTATGCCAGAGATTGTAATTCACCCGACTAATGTAACGGTAGAAAGATCTATTAGTTACGACCGACTTCACTTTTCAGATGATTTAAAACAACGTCTTCTAGCTATTACGAGATCCTCATTTATTGCTGAGATTCTGTGTGCAGTGCAAGAGTCTTGCGAAAGAGTTATCGCAGAGACCAACTCAAGCATGAACTACTTCGGAGTAAGTATTGATGATCCTACTAAAGTATCTTACCTAACCTATGACCGTGTACACTCCTGCTACAGTAAGGGAGAGTCGCATAGGATTTGGAACGATAAAGACTTCCGCTACCACAGTGGTGCAGGTAAGGTAATCAGAAAGCTGTTTGCTTCAATTCCAGTAAATCTATCACCTCCAGTTACTGAGTTTGATAGAAGGATTCACTATGTTATCACTAACAACAAACCCGAACTTTTCGAAAGACACGTAACAAATCTATCAGACTTATTTACAGAAGCTGACTTTGATGCGTTTAACAGTCTATTTCGTACAGAAGGTTTTAGACAAGGTGACACAGGAGAAGTAATCTATGTACGTGGTCATTGGATTGCAGAACTGTACCATGAGAAGAACTATGCATCTCTTTCAGGTACTTTGGGCAACTCATGTATGCGTTACGAAAGAACTAATAAGTACTTAGACATCTATGTAAAGAATACAAGCATCTGTAAACTTGCTGTTCTGCTAAACAAAGAAGGTAAGGTACAAGGTCGTGCGTTGGTTTGGACAAAAGATGGAGTAGACTATTACGACCGTATCTACTACACTTCTGACTTAATCCAAGACAGGATGAAAGCGTTCTTCTTAACTCAAGGTATTGAAACTTGTTATCCAGGTTATTCAAACTACAAGGAAATTAGGTTTGATGAGGATACAATGAATGCTGACTTTGATAAGCGTGTAATACTACTTCATGATTATTATCCTTACATGGACAGTTTGAAGTTTCTAGAAGAAAACCATTCGTTCATAAGTAATTATGATACTCACTTAAGAGGTTCTGGATACTATATCTTAAATGATACTAGCGGTCAATACGAGGACGTGTCTTCAAATACCATAGAGTGTGCGCATTGTAGTCGTGAGGTTCAAGAAGATGACAGTAATTACGTAGACAATTCTAATGATGAGAATAACAACTGTAGCCTTTGTTGTGATTGTGCTGTGTATTCAGATTTCCACAACACCAATATCACTAGAGAATATGCTGTGTATGTTGATTCTGTAGATAGCTGGGTAATAAGAGATTATGCTATTGCAGATTATGCAGGAGAATACATTGTACCTAGAGATGCAATAGTTTTAATTGATGGAAGATATGCAGATCATGATGATGGAAACCTAGAGCAGTATGTATCAGGTGAGTACTTTATCCTCAACCATAGTAATTACGAGTATGTTGAATACAACCACGAATACTACAAAGTAGAAGATTGTGTGGAAACCAAAGACGGAGTTCTTGTACCTTCACAATATACTGCGGAGCATAACGGAGAAGTATGGCTTCATTCAGACTTAAATGACCACTTAAACTTAAACTTAATTTAAAAAAACATGAGTAGAAAAAATAAACGCAATAGACTTAAGATAGTAAAAAGCGAACTCCCAAAGAAAGAAATGATAACAGTAGCGGGATTGACTCCTGTTCCCAAAATAGAGTTGGCCATTAAACCTGACTACACCAAGCTAAAGATGTTGCTAGATATGAGAACATATTCTAGTGGACCTCTACAAGATGTATTGATTGGCAAACTAGACGAGTACTTTACAAATCTAGGAGCCGTCACACAGAAAGACGCTTATGGTAACTTGTATGTAACTAAAGGTAACGCAGAGTTCTATCCATGTGTTGTAGGTCATACTGACATCAATCAACAAACTAGAAGTAATGTTAAGGTTATTACTGAGTATCCTTGGATATTTGGCTTTGACCTAAACAAAGCAGAGCAATGTGGTATCGGTGCAGATGACAAAGTCGGTGTATACTTTGCAGTACACATGTTTGACTTGTTTGACAACATCAAGTTGTTCTTTCCAAAAGACGAAGAGATTGGCTTAATAGGTACTTACAAAGCAGATAAGAACTTCTTTGCAGATTGTAGCATGCTTGTTCAGTTGGACAGAAACTCTTACAAAAATGACCTTATCACTTACACAAATGGAATTACCGTTTGTAGTGACGAGTTTGTTATGGCTGCTGGAGGAATCATGAACAAGTATGGTTATGCCAAGAACAACGGTAGCTGTACAGACATCGGTGGCTTAAAGAAGTATGACACTGTAAACTGTGTGGCTATGAACGTAAGTTGTGGTTACATTAACGAGCATGGTGATGACGAAGTAATCTCTATACCTCACTTTGAGAATGCAATTAACTTCGGTTATGAGTTACTCAAAATGGGTGTGGATAAAGTATGGGAACACAAAGCAGAAATTCCTACTTACACTGGATATACTTATGGTACTTATGGCAGTTATGGAGGAAGAAACTCTTGGTTAGATACTGATTATTCAGCATTTGGTGAAAACAACCCAGAATCCATTAAATGCATTACACCTACTGGTAACACATTATATCTAAATGCAAAGCACAAATCACAAGATGCTTACATTACTGACATGTATGGACACCTACATAATCTTGGAGATAGAGAAATAGGTTTACAGCAACAACCTATGCATCTAGATGCAGAAGATGATGGATACGGTATCTTACATGATCAAAGCTATGTAGATGACTGTCTTTCTGATAGCATCTGTCCATGCTGCTATAGTGATGTGCAAATTGACAATAGTTTATTGTTGTATGTAGATTGTGATTATTGTGGAAGTACTTGGAATAGACCAAATGATACTATCGAAAAACCTAAATCACTTACAACAAGAAAACAATGGTAGATAAAAAAGATTTATCGTTTAATTGCTATGGAGAAAGTCTGGACACAAGTCCAGATTTTCTTTTGGCAAAAAGAGCCTACGAAGAGTCTCTAATTGACTGGAATGAGGAGGAAAACTATTGTGGAAAAGACTTGCAAATTTCCGAACACATGCCTAATTTTGATACCCCACTAAAGGAAAATCTTCCTTTAAATCAACCAACTAACAATGAAGAAGTCGTTTTACGAAGTAATGTGGAGTCTCTTGGAGAGAGAGGGAATCCTACAGAAATGGTTTGACGAAGGTCTTCTTGTCACTAGTAAAAACACAACATTTTGGACACCAAAGGCTCTAGAAATCCTAGAGCTAGAGGAGTCCATAGGTGGTGTAAACTTAAGTGATAAGCCAGGACCTAAGGCAAGAGAAGTAGAAATCAATCTTGAAGAGATTGAGTTTGCAGGAAAGTTTGCTAGTAAGTTTAGCGCTAAGGCTATTGGTATAGCAGGTAAGGGTGGTAACATAAAAGCTGTGCGTAAGAAGCTACAAGAGTTCCACAAAGACTATGACTATACCGAAGAAGAGATTCTAGCAGCAGTTGACTTGTATCTTGACAACCAAAAAAGAACTAACAGTATGGGCTTTGTACAAGAGGCTCATTACTTTATCAGTAAACTACAAGGCGGTGTCCAGGTAAGTAATTTATCCAAGTGGTGTGAAGAAGTTAGAAATGGTAACAACAAGCGTTACACAAGTCACACAATACTTTGATTTTTTCTTTTTCCTACCACACCATTAAACATCCCTACGTATGTCACACGAGTTAGTTAAGTTTCAAGATTTAGTAAAAGTGATAGAAACTAACAAGCGTATCAAGGAAGAAGGAGGCATTACTTCTATCCTTGGTCCGTTTGATAGGCTGTCACAGTATTATGGGGGATTTACCAAAGGTTCTATCACCGCAATTACCGCTTCTTCGGGAGTAGGTAAAACCAAATTCGTAAAATATCTGACCGTACACAATGTGTTGAGGAGAACACATAAGAGCAACATCAAAGCCAAGATATTTTATTTTGCCTTAGAAGAAAACCAAACGGACTTTTGGTTATCGTTTATTTCTAGTTACCTGTATCAACAACACAAACTAAACATCAGTGTGTCTCAGCTTAAATCTATTGGTAGTTTTAATGTAAGTGCTGATTTGATGGCTAAGATTAAGGAAGCAGAAAGATACATTAACGTTTTGCAAGAAACAGTAGAGTGTATAGATTACATCAGAAACCCCACGGGAATCTTAAAATACATCAGAGCCTACTTCGATAATCCAGAGATAGGCGAAAACATATACAAAGAGATGCCTGATGGAAGTAGAAGGTTAACAGGTTACAAGTACAAGTCGGATAACCTATGGGTATTCTGTATCATTGACCACATCAGTTTGCTTTCTAACGAAACTATACCTGATAGTAAGATGAAGTACACTCCGTACCAAACCTTTGACTTGATGGTTAAGGATTATATCTTAGATGTGTTTGCCAAGAGATATCAAATGGTAAACGTAGTCGTACATCAGCAAACTCCATCTTCGGAGAAAGCCGTGTACACTAACAAAGGACATCTGATTGAAGAAAAGATAGAGCCATCTTTAGAAGAACTGCACATTAACAAAGGTGTGCACCAGGATTACGAGATTGTGCTGGGGCTGTTCAACCCATCACGTTACGATATAGAAACTCACAATGGATATGACATATCTATCTTGGGTAAGACATATCGTTGTCTCAAATTCCTCAAGGATAGACACTATGGACTAGAAAACGCTAGTTTAGGTTTACACTTTGAGGGTGCTAGTGGATTTTTTCAAGAACTGCCTAGAGCAGAGACAATGTCTACTGGTAACTATTACGAACAATTTAGAGAGAAGAAATAGAAATGTTAAAGAAGCTTAAAACAGGAAAACACTTAGAAATTATACTCATTGAAATGTGTGCTAGAGTTGGTACAAATTTTAATGATATCGACATCATGAAAGATATGTGGCAGGAAGAGCATGAGTGGACAATTGATGAAGAGATTAAGTTCCAAGAGTGGATGTTCCAATACTTAGTTGCCAATCACGACGCTTTGCTCGAAATATCTGACTATAGACCAAATGAACCTTACAGCACAAACGACCTAATTAAGCTAGTAAAAGAGTTCACACTGCTTTATGGATGGGCACTAGAGCAAGACGGAGATTTGGATTATATAAAAGAAAATAAACCATAAACAAAAAAGCAAATGTCTAGTAAATTAATCGCAGTAATCGGACCCACTGGTAGTGGGAAATCAACGTCAATCAAAAGTCTCGACCCAAAAGAAACGTACATTATTAACATCGCTCGTAAAGAACTTCCATTCAAAGGTTCCAACTTGATGTACAATGTAGAGAACAAGAACTATGCAGAAATAGACGAAGCACTGCAAGTTGTAAAGTATCTACAAAGTATCAGCGAGAAGGCACCACACATTAAGAATGTAGTCCTAGAAGATTCCAATTACATTATGGGATTCAACATGGTAAAGAAAGCCACAGAAACAGGCTTCACCAAGTTTTCCATAATGGCCAAGGACATGGTCACATTACTTACGGAGGCCCGCAAATTACGTTCGGACTTGAAAATTTTCTACTTTTCCCATCCTGAGGAAATTATGGACGATGGAGCTATCGTTTCTTACAAGATGAAGACAGCAGGTAAACTTCTTGACAACCAAATTGTGTTAGAAGGCTTATTCACAATTGCATTGTACACTCACGTAGATGAAGATAATGAGGGCAACGCAACTTACGAGTTTGTAACTAACCGTTGGAAGAAGTATCCAGCAAAGTCACCACAAGGTATGTTTCCAGAAATCCGTATTCCTAACGACTTGAAAGTTGTAACAGATTACATTGACGAGTATTATTCTTAAGAAAAAAAAAATTAAACATTTAAAACAATGAATTTAGAAAATTTAGAAACCAGAACTAGTGGAGCTAGTAACAAGAAGTTGTTTACAGGTATTGCTCCTATCAAAATTGTAGCCATTAACCCTACTCGTGAGCAAATTGCAGCGTTGTATGAAGTAGATGTAGAGAAAGTAAAAGAACCAAATTACTTTACCGAAGACTCTACTCGTATTGACTTCTTCTACAAGAATCACGATAGCATCACCACTCCACTCTTAGGTAAGTTTGCTTTGTTTCTTAGCAATCAACCACGCACTAGCCAGTCAGGTAAGAATCAGTATATCGACAATCACAGTAAGACTTGTTGGGCTGATAGCTTGGGAGATTTGTCAGAGCGTAACAGCAAATTGGCTGACTACAACAAGTTGAAGTTGGATAACGTGCGTCAAGCGTTGCGTGGTGAAGAAGATTTGTATAGCTTGTTGAGAGCATACGGTAACATCGACACTAACAACTCTCCATTCATGTTGGATGACATTAAGAACATTATCAAAGGCAACGTAAAAGAATTGCGTGAGTTCTTTGCTTGGGCTGACAACAAAGGTGGAGGTGTTAAAGTGTTGTTGGGTGTTAAGGATGGTCAATACCAAGATGTTTGGAACAGCATGTTCTTGACAGTTAATGGTAAGTTGAGCGACTACATGAAGAACAAGATTACTGATGATAATTATGGCTACCGTCATTACTACGGTCATAGCTTTAATTTGAAAGAGTATATTGCAGACAGTGCACCTGATGCAGTAGACTCAGGTAATGACCCTTGGACAACTAATGATGATCCATTTGGAGATGTACCAGTAACCAAAGCACCAGAAAGTAGCAGTCCTTTTGAGGATGATCTATTTGGTTAATTAGTTATAGCAGTAGGAAGAGGGGTATAACCTGCCCCTCTTTTCTATTAATAGTAATCATATGGACCTAAGTACAATTAAAACCAACAAGCTAGTAAGTAGAGAGGAGTTACTGACTATTTTCAGCCAGGAACAAATCATGGAGTATTACTTTGGAGAACCCATTCGGTTACGACATGCTTATCTAAATCCATTTAGAGAAGACAATACTCCAAAGTGTTACTTTTTCTACACACGTGTCGGTGTTTTAGTATTCAATGACTTTAGTTTAGGTAAACAGTTTGATTGCTTTCAGATAGCTAACTTAAGAGCAGGTAAGTCTTTAAGTTCTCATCACATGTATCAACAGATGTCAAACTTACAGCCACTTGAACTCCCTACTCCTACCATAAAGTACAATAAGGAGGAGAGTGAACAAGAAACTGTAATTAAGGTAGAAGTTAGACCATACACCCAGAAAGATTTAGAGTTCTGGGGCCAGTTTAACATCGACCTAAAGACACTTAAAAAGTACAATGTCAGAAGAGTAAAGAAAGTATGGACCTATGAGACACTAACCTACATGGATAGTGATAGAGATCCATGCTACAGGTATATTGAGGGAGACAAAATTAAGTTGTACAGACCGTTCAATAAGGATAAGAAGTTTAGGAATAACTATACTCAAGAACTTGAAGGTGCTTTTGTATTACCAGCAAAGGGAAATAAACTAATCATAACTAAATCCACAAAGGATGTTATGGTGTTTTCTACCATTGGATTAAATGCAGTATCACCTAGGTCAGAGTCAAGTTTACTTAGCGAAGAAACTATGGAGGATTTGTTCAGCAGATTTAAACAGGTGTTTATTTGGTATGATGCTGATGCAACTGGTGAAGAAAAATCACAAAAAATGGTTGCTAAGTACCCTAAACTAGTAAGAATAATACACAATGCACAGCTAGGTAAAGACACTAGTGACATTGTTAAAACACACGGAATAACAAAACTAATAGAACTATGCAAACAATACGAAATATTGTAGAGATTGTCGTTAAAGAGTGCTCAAAGGATATGCCTGATGTAGATACTTGGTATGTAGATAGAACTGTTACTAAGATCTTAGGACTAGAAACTATTAAACCCTACAAGAATAAGTCTTTTGGTAGTAATAAGAAGAAGAAACCTCTTAAGATTAAGCCATTCAGACCAATGAGTATAGATGAGTTAAAGATAGTTCAGATAGCTTGTGACTATAACCACTATGACTTTAATAGTGTTATATCTAGCAGTAGGAGAAGAGAAATAGTTGAGGTTCGGATGATTCTCATGTGCTTCTTCTACTATTATCGTGCCTATACTTACTCTGATTTGGGCAGGATGTTTGGCAGAGACCACAGCACTATCATTCATAACACAGGTACTCACGAAGATTTATTAGAAAGTGACTCTATGTATGCAATCAAGTACTTCAATACAATCTCAAGAATCAAAGAAGAGATGCCTCATTTGTTTATTACTAAAGACGTACTAGAAAACCAATCAGCCGAATACGCCAAAATCAAAGCAGAAAGAAAAGCCAAAAGAAGTAAAAATGTCGTTAACTAAAAGAATAGATATACCTGACGATTGGTATAACAAACTGAGACACTACATTGAATCAGAAGAATTCACAAAACTTGGAAGATATGTTGCATCCAAAAGAAAAGAAACGGATGTCTTTCCTCCAAGTAACGAAATCTTCAGAGCATTTCAACTAACTCCATACAATAATGTCAATACCGTCATTATTGGAATGGATCCATACCCAAACTTATATAAAGAGAAACCAGTAGCATGTGGACTTTCATTTGCACCTAGAGATAGAGATTATATACCTCCTAGCCTTAGGCAGATTTACAATAGAATCAAGGAGGATTTCTATTCAGATGAAATGACGTTCCCTGTTGACTTGGATATTGAACATTGGGCAAAACAAGGTGTACTTATGCTCAACGCTGCGTTAACCGTTGAGCAGGGTAAGCCTGGTAGTCATATGAAAGTTTGGGAGAACTGGACAACTGAAGTAATCAATGCACTTAACGAGTACTCTACAGGAGTTATATTCTGTTTATGGGGTAAAGATGCACAAGCCTTTCAAAGTAAAATAGGCAGTCATCACATCGTCCTTACAGCAGAGCATCCTGTAGCTGCAAGTTATCAAGGCAGACAGTGGAGTTGTAACCACTTCAAACAAATTAACACACACCTGATGGGAGCCAATGGCTACAACATCGAATGGATTAAAACTTAATGACAACAGAAAACAAAACTATGGCAGAGACTTTAGACGAACTGATACAGACCGTAGAAAGTAGAACTGTGGCACAAACAACAAGCTACTTGGCTAATTATGTCAGCGACAGACTAGATGAGTTAAAGGCAACTAGAGACGCTGGTACAAGTGAGTTTGACTATTGTGAGCACTTAGGAAGAATTAAAGAACTAGAATTACTTTTAAAAACAATTAAAGAACTAAAATGAACAAGGAACAATTATTAACCGCATCACACACAGATTGGACAGTAGAGAAGAGACCATTGTTTGGTCCTAATGGAGAGCCTACCAGTGGCTATGGTATCTTTAGACAAGATAACGACAGATGCTTAGGCTTAGTTGGTGGTAAGTACACCATCACACAGAATCACGAAGTGGTAGAAATGCTTATGGATGCCGCAGGTAGTGTAAACATCCCTGCTGTACGTGGTGGTTGTTTGGGAATGGGCGAGCGTATCTATTATCAGTTTCAATTACCTGAAGTAACTATTGGTGGTTCTAAGAATCTCCGTTACTTGACAGGTTTGACTGCACATGACGGCTTAACTAAGATTGGGTTTGGTGCAACTAACGTAGTTGTGATTTGCCAAAACACTTTCTTTCAGGCATTCAAAGATTGCGAAGCAGTTAAACACACACCTAACCACAAGGAAAGACTTGCAGGAATCATCAACTCATTGCGTGCATCTATGTTTGCAGAAGAGCAGACCATTCAGCGTATGATTCAGATGAGCAATACAGTAGTACCTAGTAAGATTGATGATGATTTCTTGTTTGAGATTATTGGAGGTCACTTGGAGTCTACTCGTAGCACCAACCGTCTGAATGATTTGAAAGCAGCAATGTCTACAGAGTATGCAGCACACGGTGAGTCAGCTTACGGATTGTTTAATGCAGTTACACGTTTCACCAATCACATGACTCCTTACAAAGACATTGACACTAAACGTAAGGCATTGATGTTCGGTGCAGGTGCTCGTATTAACCAACGTGCGTTTGACATAATCGAGAACAAGTTTGTACGGAGCAAACCAGTAGAGGTTTACATCTAAAATTAACCAACAATTAGGAACAGAATAACCTGAGTATAGCTTGGGTTATTCTTTTCCTTTGTATATTGTATTATGTTGCGAAGAAAAGACCCACAGGAAAAGAAAACTCCAGTTAAAGGAGAACCTGTAAAGAAGGACAAACCTGTAGTCGAAACTATATGTAGTGAATGTGGCAAGAAGAGACCATATTCCAACAAGTCGAAGAAGCTATGTGCAGTTTGTGTAAAGCGTATTAACCAAACCAAAGTTAAAGAGCGCAAAGAGAAGGTGCGTAAGAAGAAAGCAGAGTCTATTGGTGTTCTCACCAAGAAACTTGACAGAATCTTTAGCGTCTATGTTAGATTATCAGGTGTTAAGAAGGAGCATAGTGCTCAATGTTTTACATGTGATAAAGTTTTGCACTGGAGAGAGATACAATGTGGACATTTTCAGTCAAGAAGATTCTACTCAACTCGATTCCATGTACTAAATTGCAAGCCCCAATGTTATGCTTGTAACATCGGATTGAGTGGCAACCAATACACTTTCGGAGTAAACTTAGATAAACTGCATGGTCAAGGCACTGCAGAGTCTATGGTACGCATGTCTCGTGAGCAGAAGAAATTTACGTCTGATGAGATGATGGCGATGATTAGTCATTACGAAGAACAAGTAGGGGAGCTAAGAAAGAAACTAAACATCTGGGAGTAATGGCACTGTATTTTATTACAAATAACACCGAACTACAAAAAGAAATCAAGACACTATCTCGTGATGAGATATTGCCTTGTACAATCTCATCTTGTTTATCCTACTTGGAAAGTCAGGACGTACTTGGATTTGACATAGAGACGCTGGGCTTTGATCCATATACTGATAGGATAGTATGTATTCAGATTGGTAATGCTCAAGTTCAGTTTGTAATAGATACAGCAACTGTTGACATTCAAATCTTCAAGGACATCCTTGAGAAGAAAGAACTGATAGGTCATAACTTAAAGTTTGACATCAGATTTCTTTTGCACAACCGAATTATACCGTCTAAGATATATGACACATTCATTGCAGAGAAGACACTTTACTTAGGAGTAGATACCCATAAGTGTTCTTTGGCAGATTGTGTAGATAGATACTGCGGTAAGTATATGGATAAGGCAGAGCGTCTTAACATTACTGGTAGGTTTACAGTAGATTTCATTAGGTATAGCGGCACAGACGTAGTATATCTACATGAAATCAGAAGACAACAAGAAGAACTAATCAAGGAAAAGAACTGTACATTATCTATTGACCTAGATAATCGGTTCGTAATTGTTTTATCTTACATTGAATACTGCGGTATGAAGCTAGACGTAGAGAAGTGGCTCAACCGATTGGGAAAGATTAAGAATGAAGCAGAAGAACTAAGAAAAGAACTTGACAACTATGTAATCGAGAATAAGTACGACAAGTTTGTAGATTTACAGACAGATCTATTTAATCCAGGTTTAAGTACCAACATCAACTGGAACAGCGCAACCCAAGTCATTAAACTATTTGAAATGATGGGTGTAGACGTTGAGATAGTAGACAAAGGTGTAGTTAAGAAGACTACAGAGTCAAGTCAATTAGTAAAACAAGTAGAAGAGTTTCCTATACTTGAAACATACATCCGATACAAAGAATGCCAAAAGAATATCGGAACGTATGGCGACAATTGGCTAAAGCTAATTAACCCCGTTAGTGGTAGAATACACACAAGTTATAAGCAGTTGATGAATACTGGACGCTTATCTAGTGGTGGACGAAACAAAGCTACAGGAGAAGCTTATCCAAACTTTCAAAACATACCTAGTGACGTAGAAACTAGAAGTTGTTTTGTAGCAGAAGAAGGAAACACATTAATAGGCTGTGATTACACAGGTCAAGAGCAGATTGTTCTAGTGAACAAATGTCTTGACGAGAACCTATTAGAGTTCTACAGGAAGGATCTTGGAGATATGCACTCATTTGTGGCATCTAAGATGTATCCAGAGCTAGACGGCATGCCACTTGATGACATCAAGAAGAAGCATAAAGAGAAACGTCAAGCAGCAAAGGTGGCAGGTTTCGCCATCAACTACGGAGGCAGCGGAAGAGGTATTGCGGATCAGTTAGGACTAACTCTAGATCAGGGTCAGCATATCTATGATTCATACTTCAGAGCATTTCCTGGATTGAAATCATACTTTGAGAAAGCCAAACAGTTCGGACTGAAGAATGGCTATGTATTGATTTCAGAAGTAACAGGTAAAAAGTCTTACGTAGACAACTATGAATGGTACATGGAGAAGAAGGGCAAGATGACTAACGATTTTTGGGAAAGTTACAAAAGACACAAAGAAAACAATACTCCTACTTTTAGAGAGCTTAAGAAAGAAGTACAAGCATTCTCTATGAAGAAAGGTGAGATTGAACGTATGTCATTGAACTATCCTATCCAAGGCGAGTCTTCAGAAATAACCAAGTTATCTTGTGTTTTATTCTGGCACAACTATCTCGTACCAAACAAACTACTATTTACAGTAAAGTTTGTAAACACAATCCACGACGAAAACCTAGTGGAATGTCCTCAATCATTAGCTGAGGAATGTGCTAATGCATTACAAGATGCAATGGAGAAAGCAGGCAGTAAGTTTTGTAAAACTATACCGCTGAAAGCTGACCCTTGTATCGCACCTTATTGGAAGAAATAACTAAACAAAAAAATTATGGGAGCACAATTAATTGAATTAACATCTAGAGGAGCCTCGATGAGAGAGGCATATAGAAATGCAGTAGAAGAAGCAGTTTACGAATACGGCAATGATTCATACAACGGAACCATTAGTACAACTCAAGGTTTTGTTGATATGACTAAAGAGTACTTATCCTCAGGCAAAAGTCTTGGGGATTTTGCGGAATGGCTGTATGAAAATAACAAGATTACTAAGTGGGGTAGTGCTGTAGGTATCTGTACAACAAAGCCAGTAGTTAACAACAACAAGATTAAGACTCAAGTTACAACTACACCACAAAGAGGTAATCGTGTTTGGAAGACAATCTATGAAGTACAGTTGTTTGACGGAGATGTAATCGGCAGTAGTGAGTTTCAGATAGACGCTATTAATATTGGTCGTAAGTATACAGAAGAGCACAAGGTTAAAACATATGTGCATATTACTAAGAAGCTTACTAACAGTAGCACACTAGTGTCTGAAATTAGTTACAAGAAAGCAGACAAAGAAACTCCTGGTTCCTACTACTTTATCGCAATAGCAGCAAACTAATATGAAACACCTTTTTGACGTTATTCTAGAAAGAAAATTTACAGTTTGGGTTAGAAACACTACTGTAATTGAGGCAAATAGTTTAGAAGAAGCTAAAGAAAAAGCTAAAGAAATGTATGTAAGTAATGATTTTGACTGCGATATGTATGACTCAGAGGAAGCTGAAGTAATCTCTGAAACTTTAACAGAAATAGACACTATTACACATGATGGAGAAGACACTCACCAGCTATTTGTAGGTGGAGAAATAGTTGACATTACTTTACCCGAAGTTGACTACGACGATGACCCAGCATTTGACCACCTAAGAGACGAAGAAGCAAACTTTATTAACCAACAGAGAGAACAAGAAAATGAATAGACTAGAGTATGAAGTAGAAAGGCTAGAATTAGCTAACCTACTGTTAAAGGATAAGAAGATTGTAGAAATCCGTTACTCAACCGAAGAGGAGATAAAAGAGATGGGTTGGCGTGAAGCTTTCATTATATTTAGGACGGAAGATGATGTAAGTTTTTACCCTAGCAGAGATCCTGAAGGTAATGAGGCAGGTGTTATCTTCCTACAAGAGCCAGTTTCTCTTAAAGGTCCACTACTATTTCATGAATTCTAATGGCAAATCATTGTTACAATTACGGCTACTTTGTAGGTAGCCGTAAACAGATTCAGAGATTACTTGCACAAGCTAAAAAACTAGAAGAAACTAAGGAGGTTAGATATCGTGAATCAACTCCTACTACTGCTGAGATTGGCTTGTATGCAGTGAACTACTCTAAACTCTTGATGAATCGACCTGACCAGCAGGAAGATGGCAATTTCAAAACTGGCTTTGATGTCTATAATAAGTATGGCTCTAAGTGGTTTGATGCTTACCTTGAGTTACAAGAATATCACAATGAAGATGAAATCGGATTAACAATTTCAGGTGATAGTGCTTGGAGTCCAATGCTTCCTTTGTTTGTAAAACTTTGTAAGAAGTACAAACTTACTTGTGAGGGTAACTACGATGAGCCAGGGATGGATTTTGCAGGTGAATTCTCAATAGATACAGAAGGTAATCTAGACGAAACTCAATTGACTTATCGTGAGTTTCAGCAAAAGAACAATCCAGAATGCTTTTGGGATGATATCACCAATCAAATTAATGATGGTTATTTCCAAGACATTAAGAGTGTTTATGCTGAGTTTAACCCTGAGTATTGGAAGCTTACCCCAGAAGAGAAAGAAGAGTTAAAGAAGTGTTTTGATACGTGGCAGAGTGAGCAATCTAAGTGAAGAACAAAAACTAAAGGATATAAGAAGGGCCTATGTGTTAGCACGGGCCCTTAATATCCAATATCAGTGGGTTAGGGAGTTTCTCAACCCAGAACTTAAGAAAGCAGCTAACAATGCAAAAGCCGCTAACGCATTCTTTATCAAGCAGATAGACGAAGCTTTTAAGAGACGTTTAAGAGACGGCAACCTAATAGATGCTGAAGAAGAGTTAGCGTTTAAACTTTTAGAAGAATTAGAAAAGAAAGAAGATGATAAATAAAATCTACATACCAGGTAAACTAGCCGTCAAAGTAGATGGCAATAGATACTTCAAACCAGATGATCCTGCTATATTACAACAGTACTTAACTGAGGTAATGAATGGAGACCCTGATGTAGAAGTAGAGCTGAGCATAGTGCGTGTTGAAGGCAAGAAAAGCATACAACAACTCCGCTACTTCTATGGAGTAATACTTCCTGTTATCAAGAACTCATTGGAAGAACTCCAAGGAGAAGAGTTAACTAAGGAAGAAGTAATTATGTTTCTCAAGAGCAAATACTTCTATGAAGAAGTTGCTATGGGAGGCGAGTTTGTAAAACTACCTATGTCATTCTCTAAAGCAACTAAAGAAGAAGTAACCAAGTTTATTACTAAGGTTCTTCAGTTTGCTAATGATGTACTAGGTGCACATATACCAGAACCAAACTAGATATGGAAAACAAGACAATTATAAAAGAAGTTAATGAAGAAGCCGATGAGTTTATGAAAGCTTTGTCTGAGAGAGACAAACAAGAACAAGCACTTCGCTACAACCAAGGTAAACTTCAATGGGCACTAGTGGACTTTGATTCACTAGAAGGACTAGTTAGAGTGTTAGAGTATGGCGCAGCTAAGTATGCACCAGACAACTGGAAGAAAGGAATGCCTGTAACTCAAGTTAGCGAGAGTTTAATGAGGCATTTGTTTGCTTTCTTACGAGGCGAAGATGTAGATCCTGAATCAGGATGTCGTCACATCAGCCATGTAATGTGTAACACAATGTTTTTAGAATACATAATGAGGGAGAAACCACACTATGACAATCGGAAAACTAAAGCTAGAGACTAATAGTTTCTACAAACGTACATGGGGGCAGCGAGATACACCCTTTGTTTTTTTCTATCTCCTTCCAATGTTAACTATCTCAAGAACAAGTAAACACGAACTGTTCACTTTATACATTGGGTGGTTACTATGGAACATTAAAATTACCTACCTACGATATGATAATAAACGAAGAATACTTAAGTAGTACAGCTCTTAGCCAGAGCAAATTGAAGAAGTTGTTAGTGCATCCGCAACTCTTCATTAACTACAACACGGAGGATGACACAGACGAACCAAAAGAAACTACACTCATCGGAGATGCTGTTGACTTAATACTAACTCAAAGTAGTGACGCATTTTATGATGCATTCTATACAACAGATGTAGAAAAGCCAGGTGCTATGATGGGTGTGTTTGTGTGGCAGTTGTTTGTTAACAGAGATAGTTCTGATGCAGAACAAATTGCATACGAAAGATCTGGCTTTAAGATTAAGTTAGATAAAGTACGTGAGCGATTTGAGAAAGAAGGTAAGTATTACTATGAAGCTTTGCTAGAGTCTAATGGAAAGACAGTAATTACAAGTGCCCAAAAGACAAAGATAGACAACATAGTAGAGAGCCTAAAGAATAATCAATTCACGAGCGAATGGATAAACGGCTCAGACAGGTATGAAGTCCACAAGCAAGTAGTGGTAGAGTTTGAGTACGGCAAACATAAATGTAAGGGCCTACTAGATTTAGTAGTGGTAGATAAGGCAACAGGAGTAGTATATCCAATTGACCTAAAGACCACTTCATCTCCTACTAACTTCTGGATAGGTATGTTCTGGAAGTTCAGATACGATATTCAGGCTGCTTTCTACACCTATGGTATTATTGCTTCAGGTCTAGTAGAGAAATTAGGTGGTAAGACATTACATCCCTTTAGGTTTATTGTAGAGAACCAAGACTATCCAGGTAGTCCTCTTATCTATGAGATAGACAAAACCATACTACATATTGGACAGAACGGTGGAGAATACAACGGTCGTCAGTATGAAGGTTTCAGAGATGCTATTGAGAGATACGAGTGGCACTTAGAGAATGATTTGTGGGATTACCCTATGCAAGATTATCTCAACAATGGTGTGCGAATTATAGGAGAAAAGTTGCTTTAACTATGACTTCTGTTAATTTTGTATTAGTGAGTATTCCAACTAATACAGCTCGGTTCCTTACCTGCATGGTGTTTAACAAAGACGCATTGGCTACCCTAAGAACATATGGGCTAGTCAATGTGTACTTGGATGACTATGGCCACAGTAAAAAGTACAAAAATTGTCTATTCTTCTTGTTTCACTTAAGGGAAACTAAGGATTATGAAGAATTCCAAGCAAAAATTGTCGACTTCAACTCATTCTACGACTACTATGATATTCCTAACGGAGAAGGTATGATGAGAATGTATGTATTCAGAGTACACGATGTGTATCGCAGAGACCTGTTTAGCTTTAGGCATGGCAGGTTTGATGAGTTTACAAGAGGATTCTTAGATATCTCTGACCCTGAAGCAAACTTTACTAAAGTTGAAGTAGACATAACTCAAGAAATCTACCGATTTAATTTACAATTAGAAACAATAAAGGAGGACTTATAGTCCTCCCTTGTTGCTAATGGAAAAGCGCTATCTAGTACAAATTTACAAGATTTCGTCTGAAATCTCATTAAGATCCATAGGAATAACCTTTGCTTCAGACCCCAAGGTAGGTTCTGCTTGTGGAATTACAGCTTCCATTGGAGTTGAACTTAACTTACCTTCATTTGCAAGTCGTTCCATGATGTCATTCTTAGCTGCGTTTGCAGTAGAGAACAACTCCATCAAAGTTGTAAGAGGTACTTGAGTTAGAGCAACTGTTTGAAGATCAACAAGATGCAACAATGCTGCAAGTTCTGTGCCTTTGATAGTAATTTGTTCGTCAGGTTTCCAATAAACTGTACTTTCCTGTGCTTCTGGTTGGCTATTTTCTGTAGTCATAAAATTAATTTTCTATGTTCAAAAATAGGATATTTCTTATAACTTTGCAAATTAACCAATCAATCTAAAATGACTCGTCCCTTGCATCATTCGGAGAAAAAACATAACCTTTACTTAGATCTAGTGCGTAGAATTGCAGAAGAATCTTATTGTAAGAGACTACAAGTAGGTGCTTTAATTGTTAAGGATGGAAACATAATCTCCTTCGGTTATAATGGTACTCCTAGTGGTCTTCCTAACGTATGTGAAGAAGGTGATGTGACTTTACCTTATGTGTTGCATGCAGAGTCTAACGCCATTAGTAAGGCTTGTAAGTCTCCTATCAGTACTGAGGGAGCTACATTGTACATGACGCACTCTTGTTGCACTGAGTGTGCCAAACTGATTGTTCAAAGTGGTATCAAGAAAGTATACTACATAACTGAATATCGTGATTTAGCAGGCATCAACCTATTGAAAACCTGTGACGTAGAAGTAAGTAAAACAAACAACCTAAAACCAATATGACTATTAAACTGAGAGGATCAAGGGTATTGCTTAATTGCCCCCCTCGTAGAGACCTAGGCATTCACTTGAGTGAAGAAGCCCAAAAAGAAGTTCTAATTAAAGAACTAAATGAAATGACCTCACTTGAGGTATTTGCTATTGGTGATACTGTTAAAGATATAGCAGTAGGAGATAAGGTGTATATCTCACCTAGCACCATTATGCATGCAGAACTTATTGACGTAGAAGGCGGTCAGAAGTTTTTAATCCGTGAGATGGATGTTGTATTAATCTGGTAAGTTAATAACTTTAGAAATGAAACTATTTTATTACACAGACATCGAGAGTGTACCTTCAGAGCAAGGCACTCAAACAACTCGTAAGAATGGATATTCTTTCGATTTAGATTCAGTAGTTATGACGTACCCAGAGAAGGACGGATTAGCAATCATATTGAATAGGAATGCGGATAAGTTAAATCCAACAGACTATCAATACAAGATAAACCCTACTACTAAACAAAAAGAGCCAATAAAAATTACTAAATTTGAGGTAACAAGTGAGCCAATTGTAGTAGTATTGAAAGACCCAAGAGAGATTGATTCTTTCTTGAACCTAACAGGAGGACCAGAAGGTCTGTCTGTTATCTCGGAGTAAGGGAAATTTGTAATCATTTCCATAGTTTTAGTTAAGTAGAGGGGGATTTATATCCCCCTTTATTTTTTTCTATATTGGCTTATATTTGTATATTACTATCAGTAGCCATGTCATGTCTAATAATCCTCTGACTCCTCAAGACCTTATAACCTTTACACAAGCATCTGCTCAACAAGGTTTTTTGTCTCCTCAGTTCCCACCAAAGTATGTGTTTGCCACAGACCCAGTAAACTTTGGTACACCTGCATTCAGATTATTCGATGCGGCTTTCATCTCTACTGGTATCATCGATCCCAATAGATTAGGAACAGGTGCTACAGGAGCAGGTAATCTTTACTTAGCCGATGACGGAGTGTGGAAACCTGTTGCAGGAGGAGGTGGAGGTGGTGATATGTATAAGTGTTTTCACCCCGACACAGAGTTATTAACTCTAAACGGCTGGAAAAAAATCACTGACATTTCATTTGACGATGAAGTAGCAACTCTTAATCAAGAGACAAAAGAGTTAGAATACCAAGTACCTAATCATATTTTTAAATACGAGTATGACGGAGAACTATTAGGAAGAGAGACTAAACAGTTATCTTATTTGGTTACTCCTAACCATAGGATGTATGTAAGAAAATGGTATGGAGGACAAAGAGGACTAGTTTGGTCTGAAGATTTTTATTGGGAAAGAGCTGATGAAGTTTCAGAAAAAATAAGGTCATTTCCAATAACAGCAAAATGGAATGGAGTAAAAACAGAAACTAATCCTTTTGGAATTGACGATGATTTGTTTTTAGAATTCTTAGGTTGGTTTTTAGCTGAAGGTTGTGTGGTTGGTACTAAAATATACGTAACTCAAACAAAAAGCAAAACTATTGCTGACTGTACTAAAGTTATGGTTGAGCTAGCAAGAAGTTTAGGAAGAACTTTGGCTCACAACCAGAATGCACATTTTAACTTTAGGCACTCAGAACTAGCAAAATTTTTAAGTCAGTTTGGCAAACATGCTCACAATAAATTTATTCCATCTTTTGTCAAGAATTTACCTCCAGAAAAGTTAATTTTATTTTATAGTGCTTACTACAAAGGAGACGGTCATCTAAATAGTAATAATATTACTACTGTATCAAAAAGAATGGCTGATGATTTACAAGAAATAATCTTAAAACTTGGAGGATACGCCACAATTACAAAATGCTCTCCTGCAATTACTTCCTACGGTGTTAGAGACTTTTATAGACTAAATTGTAATTTCAATAACTTACAAGGGAGTACTGCTAAAAAAGACAATTATAAAATTGATTATAAGGGATTTGTACACTGCGTAGAAGTAGATAACGCTACTCTATATACAAGGTTTAATGGAAAGCCTGTATTCTTAGGAAACTCCACTTACGACACAGACAATAGTGGAATCGTAGACAAGGCAGAGGCTTTAATGACTTTAGGAAGAAACTCTACAGGAGCTACTCTTTATAAAGGCACAGTAATCAGAATCCAAGGTTCAACAGGACATCTTCCTAACTTTGTAAAGGCCCAAGGTAACAACGATGCTAACTCTGCACAAACCTTTGGTGTAGTTGCAACGGACATAAACAACAACTCAGATGGGTATGTTATTGTTCAAGGAACGATTGATACTTTAGATACTCGTTCAGTAGCGACACATCCTTTTACAGACGTTACTCTCGTAGACGGAGACATTCTTTACCTTCACCCTACAATTCCTGGATATCTTACGAACGTAAAACCTTCGGCTCCTCAGCACTTAGTTTACGTAGGGGTCGTAACTAGAACCTCTCCGACAAACGGAACTATAGTTTATCGTATTCAGAACGGATATGAGTTACACGAACTTCATGATGTAGCTATTGCCTCAGAAGTCAACAACGACCTTTTGGTTTATGAATCATCTACGGATTTATGGAAGAACAAAACCATATCTACCATCTTTGGAGGTACTCCCTTGGTCTCAGTTCCTACCCTAGCTCAAGTAACCACAGCAGGGAACACCACCACCAATGCCATTACTGTAGGTGGTGCTACTGTTAATACAACAGTAAATGCTGGAGGTATTATTCTACAGCAAAATGGAACTAACATTGGTGAGTTTAGAAGAGTAGGGAATAATAATCGTGGTGCATTATATTTAATAAATAGTGGAACTACAGAAATACTCTTAGAAACAGGAGGGTTTTCCTATATCCGCAGTAATGGTTTGGGTATTGGTACAGCTACCGATGCAGGATATAAGTTAGATGTTAACGGTACTGTAAGAGTAAAAGGTAATATTGATCTTGCCGATCAAATGGATCGTTATATTTACGGCTTTGGCGGTAGTTATATTAAGTTTTATGATAATTTAACTGGTGGATTAGATATATATAATGTAAGTGGGACAGGCGCTACTAGAAATTATGGACGTTTAGAAGTTTATGGAAATTTAAGTACTACAGGTTCTTTTTCTATGAACGGTAACTTAAATATAGGTAATGGAAATTTTTTAGCAGCCGATCCGTCAAATTATAATAGAATCTACCCTTACAATGGCGCTAATGCAAATATGCGATTTGTATTGGGTCACCCAACAGCAGGTGATTTCGATTGGGAATATCCAATTAACACAGTATTGGTTAGACTAAAAAGAAATGGTAATTTCTTAATAGGAACTACTACCGATTCAGGATATAAGTTAGATGTTAATGGGACAATACGTTCTTCTAGTGTAATATCTGGACTACAACTAACAAACACAAACTCTAATCCTGTAATTGGGTCTGATGGATCAAACATTGCGTTAGGGGTAAACTTTGCTTCTAGGATAGTTATGGCTGGTACCAATATTGACTTTATTGCAAATTCGGTAACCGTAGCAAGATTTGCTAGTTCTAATGGTGGAGTATACATTGGTGGAGCAGTAGTACCAACAGCAAAACTACAAGTAGCAGGTTCAATCACTGCGGCCTCAGCACTTGCACAAGGAGTATACTTCAACAACACTTTAGTAGCAGCAGCAAACAATGACGTATTAGTAGGACTAGACATCAATCCTACCTTTACTAATGGTGCGTTTACGGGGGTTACGAATGTTGCTTTAAGGACTCAGACAGGAAATGTATTACTAGCCACAACTAGTGGTAACGTAGGTATAGGTACTACTTCTCCACAACACAAACTTGATATTACCGTAGATAACGTACAAGGATTACGTGTTCAATCAAATAACTCTGGTTTTTTAGAGGTTGGTAGATCATTTGGAAGTAAATGGAGATGGACAAATGATTATACAGCAGCTAATATACTAGAATTACTAGTAAATAATTTAGTCGGAGGTAATCCGAATCAAAACGTACTTACTGTCTTTGGTTCTACTAAAAATATTAGTATAGGTACAACCACAGACGCAGGATACAAACTAGATGTAAATGGTACAGCAAGAATACAAGGCAATACTAATATAACTGGGTTTTTATCTGCCACAAGTTATTTAGAATGTAGAAATCAATTTCTTTTACGTAATGGTTTAGGTGGAGGACATACAAGTTTTAATATAGATGCTACGAATTTATATCTTGTAAACTCTACAAGTATTAATTTTCAAATAGGATACTCTGGTAACTATTCATTTATTTTAAACAATGCTGATAGAACAATTGGTATGGCTGATAATGGTGCAACTGCTATAACAAATGCAAGTTCAGTATTAACTTTAACCTCCACTACTAAAGGCTTCTTACAACCAAGGATGACCAATGCTCAAGCAGTAGCAATTGCTACGCCTGCAACTGGTCTTCAAGCATACGACACCACAAACAATAAAAACTTACTCTACAACGGAACTGCTTGGCAGAACATAGCAACTGAAAGTTGGGTCTCAGCACAAGGGTATGCAGTAGGTACTCCAACTTTAGATCAAGTTGTTACTGCAGGAAATAGTGTTGCAAATAATGGAATAACAATTACTAAAGCATCTGGAGCAACCTTGACTCTTAATCCTGGGAACTCAGATAATGCTATTGTAATTAACAATAATGGATTTATAAAATTCACATCTAGTAGTGATTCTTTTATTAGAGGTAGCTCGTCAACATTTGTTGTTTTAGATGCTGGCTATGTATCAAAGGTTCAATTTCACTGGGGGGGAAGTGCTTCATGGATAAACACAGGAGGTAACTTACTCATAGGAACAACCACAGATGCTGGGTATAAGTTGGATGTGAATGGTACGGCTAGAATACAAACAAACCTAAATGTAGGAGATACAGCATTTACGGCAACAACTCCAAATTATATTTCTTTAGGTGGAACATATGCAAATAGCGGATATGGAGCTAAATTAAAACTTTTAGATTCTGGGTCAACGCAATGGGGACTTGGTATTTCTACTGCTGGAATAAATTATTATGGATCTTTTCATAATTTTTTTGCAGGAACAACAACAGCGGCAATAGTAATATCTCCAAGTGCAGATACGGCATCAACATCTCCTGCCTATATTTCAATAGGACAAAGTTATAGTAGTGTTGCTGGGGCGAATCCAAAGTTAAGATTATTTGGAACAACATACGGACTAGGAGTTTCCGCTGGTCAAGTAGATTATATTGCTCCAAGTCATGTTTTTTATGCAAACGGAACAGAGGCAATGAGAATTACCTCGGCTGGATATATAGGTATAGGCACTACAACCCCAACAGAGCTACTCCACATAGTCAACAACACCACTGGGAATAAGTTTGCAAGGATCAGTGCTGGCGGAAGTAATGCAAGTGCTGCGTGGGTTGCACAGAATGACCAAGTAGATAACATTGTATACCGTGTGTTTGGTTCTGGAGTAAGTGGTACACAGATGGGTGTAAACTTAGCTAGAAGTGCTTCATTGATTGCCAACCTAGATGGTAGTGGTAAATTCTTAATTGGTACATACTCTAACACAGATGTAGTATTTGGAGCTGGAGACCAAGAAAGAATGAGACTTATAAACAATACAGGTAACTTCTTAATAGGTACTACTGTAGATGTTGGAACTAAACTAAACGTAAGTGGTGATATCAACGCAATGGGCTACCGAATAAACAACGTTATAGGTTACACAGGTATCCTAAATATTCCTGGAAATCCTCCTGGAATGCAAAACGTTGACATACAAGGTGGAATTATCGTAAATATTTTCTAAATTTGTGTTATGATCAAGATACAAGATGTAATCGTACCAACTAAGGGAACTGCTAAATACTTCAGCATTAAGTGTCTTCAAATTGATGTTAACAAATCAAGTGAAGCGTCTCCTGTATTTTATTGGGCAGTTAAGAAAGCAACTCCCTATGCTATTGACGAAGTTCAAACTGAGATTCCTGGTGAAACTTTACTTGAAGGAAACTTATCTATGACTAAAGAAGAGTATGCTCTTTGGGGTGCAGACGATTCTTACGCTGTAGATTGGGCACTAGCTAAACTTGGCTTTGTAGAGTCTACTGAAGAAGCTTCAGCAGAATAATAAAATTAACAACCTCCCTATATGAAAAAAGATTCAACATTAAACCTGAACAAAGCCATTAAGGATTTGGACGGTAAAGAAATTGAAGGTTCTAACCTTGGTAAATTAGTTGCCCAAATGCTAGCAAGTGCTACTAAAGGCGATGCCTTAAAGTTCATGTCTTGGGCAATGAAACTTCACACAGGTGAAGCACTAGACTTAGATCCTTCAGATAAAGAAACTTTGAAAAACTTTATCAAAGAGCATGACCAATTGACTATTCTCTCTAAAGCACAAATACTTGAGTGCTTTGCTTAAAACATTGCGCCACATTTTTTAAGCCCAATTGGTCAAACCCCTCTTCATGAGGGGTTTTTTGTTTCCGTCATTCGGATAACCTTAGGCTCTTCTATGTAATCTGTAAAGACTACCTTGAGTCCTTCTATAGACATTATCTTGATTTCCAATAAGACTTCATCGTTTACGTCTTCTTGGAGTTTAAACATTTCCTTTAGTATATTCTTATACTGGTCCTGTGTTAATAGTAGGGTATTTGGGTACTCTCCCCTTGACCGTACTTTATTATTCTCGAGTCCGTCTTTCTCCGACTCTAAATAATACTTGTGGATTTTTTCTTTTATCTCAGTAAGCATAACGATTACTGCACCAAATACTTTTTAAAGTCAGTAGTTATTGGTGCTTCGTTTGCAAAATAATAGACTTCTTTCTTATTTCCAAATTTTATGGTCTTATAGAAAGCTGTAGGTATGGTAGCACCTGTTGGTAGCTTGGCTGCTTTAGGGCCGTAAACCACTCTTATCTCTACTTCTACTTTACTTGTCTTAGCCAACTCTCTCTCATATGCCTCAAGTAATCTCCACGCACCTCTGTTTAGTTTCTCGTGTTGTAAGATACAATTCAAGTAAGAGAAGGTCTGCCACAGAGTTTCTCTAGTACAGTTAAAGTCAGCTGCTGGTGCACAATGTCCTTTGTCCCATACATTGTTCTCATAATCTTTTCCGTCTGAGGTCTTAACACTATCGTTGGTGTAAAAGTCCATTCCTTTACGAGGATAAGAACCTGTAGGGCATTGTACTGTGTACCACACACGTTTAGGCTGTTGTAGAACCTCTGAGTATACACAAGAGTATATTGGGGTCTTGATTAGAACGCTATCTCTCTGGGCAAATAACTGACCAGACAAAAGAACAACTAGAGTTAACAATAAGTTTTTCATAAGATAAATCCAAGGATTGCTAGGATAGACATACCTACAAAACCATACTTGTAAAGCTTCATCTCTGCATCCTTACGGTCAATGGTTCTATTAAGGTCATAGACTTCTTTTTTAGACACCTCAATCATCTGTTGATAACTAGGTACAATAGAGTCTTTGTAGAGACTGATTTGCTGACTGTCCAAATGAATAACAGTCTTAAGAACAACTACACGTTCTCTTGCTTTGATTCCCTTAAGGAATTCGTTATTCAACTCCTTTAGCGGTAAGCTGTCTAGAGATTGTGAGTAGATACTTGGTGCCGTCAATGTCAGGCATAGTATCAAGAGCAATCTGAATAGTGTCATACTTGAGGTTGATTTTTTCATAGTAACTAAATTGTTCATGTTTAAGTGTAGATAACGAGTCTACTCTACTGAGAAAAGTCTCGTTACGTTTTTCCATTGAGTCCATGTAAGCCATAAACTTTTCTTCGTTTCCGCTATTTAGGGATTGCCTTTCCCATAACAAGAAGGCTACTGTTATTAGCAGTAGCCCTATTATGATAGCTTCAATTTTGTTTTTCATTTACTTTGTGTTGGTCTATTTTATCTAAGATTAACTGCAGTAACTCATTCTTTATCAAGCCTGCTCTGGCTGCGTTCTTGAGTGCACTTATAAGCTGAAAGAGAATGAAGGGAGCACAGATAGTCTCACTTAACCAGAAAGTGCCCTCAAAGCCCTTCTCAATCATTAAAATACCTGTAAGCATAAATACCCACACCATTAAAGTTTTAAGCACGCTAAGAGCCTTATGCGTCTTAAAACCTTCCATCTTAGTTCCTGCCCAGACCCCAAAGAATCCATCTATAAACACAACAGCAACTACAGCTAAGTACTGTTCTATATTATCTGCTCCTAACTTAAGGAAGTAAGTTCCTAAAAAAGCTAAGAGAGTTGTACCTGTGTATAGTAGTGCTGATGTTTTCATTAGTTATTATAGATTTACTATAGAAGGATTACCAAGTGTTGTTTGCATACCATCTTCAAAAATAATGTACCAAAAGTTACTTAAAGAGTTTAACCGAGTCTTAGAAAACTCAATTGCAATTTCTTGTAGTGCTTCTTGGCCTGAATGTTCTGTAGCATACTGATAACCCCATACTTTACCGTAAGGCAAAATAGGATAAGCAAGATTAAATACAGTTTGTAATTGTACTATCCAAGCCTGCTCATCTGTTGTTTGGTATAGTTCAGGTTGACCGCTTGTCATTTGCTGTTCTGGATCAATATAACCATAATTAAAAATACTCGTATCAGTATAAGTGATAAAGTATGTTCTCTGTGTTGGAAATTTTATCTCGCTCATTATATACCTCCGTCTACTATTGTCCAGTTATTTGGTGCAAAATCTAAAATATTTTTACCTGCTTGAGCCTCTGCAGTGTACTTAATAGTTCCAAAACTAATACTCAAGTTAGGTTGTACAGATCTTGAACTCCATCCATTGTAAATGGCATTAAGATTGGCTGCGGAATAGTTGGCTGCTGATTTGCCGTCCATGAAACTTGAAAAGTTAGTTACATTTGATACATTCCAATTTCCAATAGCTTGATTAAAAGTTGTATTAAACCTAAACATTAATGACATATTTGTTACCGCACTTGTATTCCAATTTCCTATTGGCTGATTAAATGTGCTATCTCCAAACATACCAGCCATACTTACCGTACCCGTGTTTTTAATTGTCCAGTTGTTAATATCCGAGGAACCTCCATTGTTAAATGAATAATTCGCTCCAAACATATTTGTGAAACTTGTTACGTTTGACACGTTCCATGCCCCAATGTTTTGATTAAAATTGGATGTGGAAAACATATTATTCATGTCAGTTACCGCACTTGTATTCCATGAGCCAATTGGTTGGTTGAATGCACTATTTAATGAAAACATGCTTGACATATTCGTGACTGCACTTGTGTTCCAACTTGAAATGTTTTGATTGAATGAAGAACTCCTAAACATACTACCCATACTTACCGCACTTGCCGTTCTAATTGTCCAATTATTTATATCTGCTGAGCCTCCATTATTAAATGCGGTTGCCCCATTAAACATAGATGAAAAATTGGTAACATTAGACACGTTCCATGCTCCAATATTTTGATTAAATGAAGACGCATTTTGAAACATTTCTCCCATATTAGTAACTGCACCCGTATTCCAAGAACCAATATCTTGATTGAAAAAATAGTTGCCAAAAAACATCCTATTCATAGTTGTTACGTTTCCTACATTCCAATTGCTAATGTCTCTATTAAAACTATTTTCGTGAAACATATTGTTCATAGTAGTAACTGCACTCGTATTCCAATTATCAATTGGTTGATTAAATGGGCATTGTCTAAACATTTGAGACATTGAAACCGACCCCGTTGTTCTGATAGTCCAATTATTTATATCCGCAGAATTTCCATTGTTAAATCCGCTTATATAAAACATTTCATGAAAATTAAGAACATTTGATACGTTCCAAGAGCCGATTGCCGAATTAAAGTTGTTACAACTTCTAAAATAAGTAGCCAAACTTGTAGTTGTAATAGTAGGAGCATCTGTTGCACTTGCGGTTAAATTTGTACAACCCGCAAATCCCGCATCAACACTAATATTTAAACTACCCCAATTGATAATATCAAGTATTTTTAATCTATCTCCTCCATTATTAAACTGCCATCCTAAAATAGAACCCGTAACACTTATAGTGTAAGTACCTACACTTGCATAAGTGTGAATGGCTAACGTATGATTTGCAATTGTTTCTACAGTTCCGTCCCCCCAATCTACTCGCATATTTAATCCTGTAGAAGTAGTAAGGGGCATTCTAAACTGCGTACTTGTACTACTACCTGCTGAGGTATTGTTCGTATTTACTGTAAATCTAAAAGGAAGTTGATTTACTATACCACCTCCTACTACCCCTATACCAATCCCAATCATTACTTATAAGCAATTATACTACCTGAGGAGATAGCAAATCCTGTAATAATTCCGCCACCTGGAAGGTAAGCAAACTGCTTAAACGTAACTCCACTCATACCATTAGCAGTTAAGCGTTCTACTCCATTAACTTTAAATGAAGTAAAGACTGTGTCTTCTTGTGGTACAATTGCAGTAAACTGTACATCGTTTACAGTTCCTGTTGAGTAACGTACAAAGCCTCCAGCTCCTGCCATTAGACCTGTACTTGCGGCAATCTGTCTTAACTTTTTAGACTGCTCATTAAATAGTTGTTCTGCATTTACGCTCATAGTATATCGGTTTTATCCCAGCCTTGTGGCTCGTATTACAAAGTTACTTTTAATTCTAGTTTTGTCAAGTCATTTATTCAGGTGGTAGATTTCTATCTATCTCGTCCATCAATTCCCTATCCTCAGGACTAGCATTGTAAATTGAGTCATAGTAACTTGTGTTGTTGTTTAACTCTTCCTTAAGCATTTTTCTGTATTGACTTGCTTCTTTTAACACTTCTTTTCCTTTAGGACCTATTTCAAATTTAGGTTTCTTGTATCCTGTTACTTTCTTCAGAAACTTATCTCTCTGCGCAGCTTCTTTTTGACCCAACTGTTGAGACACACGTAGGTTTTCTTCGTATGACCTTAAGAAAGAATAGCCTGTTTTTGGATCAAGTAGAGCATCTTTTTCTTGAGCTAGTTTCACATACTCTACTACAAACTTTGCTCTGTCTTCTTTAGACATAGTAGTTAAACCACCGATGTTTTTAATTGCTTGTTCGTCTACTACAATCTTTGTTTTTCCTGTTGTTGGATCTGTCTCACTTGTAACGGCATCATCAATAGCTTTGATGTCTTCAGTACTCTTAAGTCTCCACCTATCCCAAATATCATCCATCCTACTGTTAATCTCGTTAAGTCTACCATATGGATTAGTAACTCCAGGAACAGGAGTAAACTTAACTTGTTGTGCAAGTCTATAACCTGTATTACCCATAGACTTAACACCTACTTCCATACCAATAACTTTACTAAATCCTACTGCAAACTTACTTCGGCCTGTGTTAAAAGGTATAGCGGGGTTCGCCAATCTATATCCACTGCCATCACTACTCATCTCGTAGTATGGTTCATCAAATATTTCTCCAACATCACCTAAGCTTGCACCACGTTCATACCACTTTTTAGTACGTCCTGGAATACTTGCAACAGCTTCACCTAAAAGACCATAGCCATCTAAAATCTTATCTATAGTTACAATCTGTTGTCCAAATGTTGCAACATAAGCCATACTTAAGATTCTACCTGCTACTCCTTTCTCTTCATAAGGTTTCTTAAGTGGGTCTGTTTTAAATTTATTGTATTGGATAGCTGGTGCAAATACTGGATTCAATGAACCTGCGTTTTCATCAAACATACCCAGTGCTAATTGAGCAATCAAGTACTGTGCCCAATCACTGTAATCGTCATCTTCACCTGCTCCTCTAAGAGCCTGCATAGCTGAGTTTACTATATAGTAACTTAGTAAGTACATTACACTTGCATTGGCCATGTTCCAACCTACACGTTGAGTAGCTTCCTTTTCTCTTTCAGTAAACTGATAGTCCATAGCCAAACTCATACCTTGCCTTCTTACCCCCAAAGCTTTTCTACGAACAGCACCTAAGAATGTAGAGTACATACCCTGATCCATTCTACCTGTAGTTATAGAAAACTTTTTACCACCATACATATTGCTTGCTTGTGGGAATAACCAAGCTTTCATCGACATGAGTGCTTTTAACCACACTACACTTTGGTAGTAGGACCTACCACGTCTCGTGTAGTTACCTTGAGTTGCAGTATAAAGTTGGAAAATTTTATCTCTCATCTCACGTTCTACTTCTTTTAACTTGTCAACTCTACTAGAGATAAATGCTTCTTCAGCTTTAATTCTAGTGTCAAACTTAGCTGCAAGTTGTTTTCCTAACTCAACCTTTTTTACTGTAGAAAGTTTGTCGTAGTTGTCAACTCCATTAGTTTGCAAGTATGAAATAATAAAGTCATTTCGTTCAGCAACTAACTCATTCAGTTTACTGCGATTAATTCCAAATACTCCTTCCTTAGGAACTAACTTACCGTCTATATAGTCATAAGCATCTTGAAGTTTAATCTTTGTTCCAGGCGCTGCGTTAGGACCTTCAAATGGTACATACGTCTTTGCCATAAACGCTTCATAGATACCCATTGTAGATATAGCCTCATTAGAAGAAAAGATTTGAGCATTATAGTTATCTCCGTTTAAGTAGCGTGTTACAAATCCTGAGTTAATTGTACGGTATAAATCAGTAGGGTCAGCAAGAGGGATGGCTCGAAAATAGATTAACTTGGCAACGTAAGGAGTCATTTTAGTCATGCCTTGCTCTAGTCCTATAATCTCAGCTCTATGGTAAGCAGCTTTTGCTACACCTGCCAACATATCTTTTTTACTTAAACCAAACTTAGAAGTGTTTCCTACGGCATTAAGTATGTTACTAGTTATGTTTTTAACTACACGCATAGGATTCCACTTTAACACATACTTTTGGAATGTATTAGTCATGTGGTTAACCAAACGATCAATCACTCTACTTACTGCATTGTTTCCTGTTTTGAGAGAAGCACCATAGAAAAATCTAGCAATCTGGTCATCTATCTGAGTAAGGATAAGTTCTTTCTGACTTTCGTCTGCTCCTACTACTGAGTCTACTAACTTGCCAGAAGATCTTTTAAATTTCTGCCAAACAGTTGCAGCGTCTTGAGGATTTTTTGCGCGGGCTTCTTTTCCTTTAGCAGCGTAAGTATCTCTAATAGCAAAAACTGTAGGTAATGCTTTCTGTAATCCTTTGAACTCAGCAGCATACATTGAGTATGCATGCAATGCACCTAAGATATTATCAGTAGATGCTCCCTCAGATAGTGGCTCTTTGAACCTTGTCTTAATCAAACGTACATTAGTCTTTCTACTAATTTTCTTTTGGGCTTCTCTAATGTCTACTTCTATTTCTTCATCTCCTTGCCCTACAACGTTTTCTTTGAATGCTACCTTTAAAGACTTAATGGCGCTATACAATTTATATAAAGGTCTGAAGTAATCAACTGTCTCTTCTTTACTTTCTTTAGATACGTTAGGCATTACATACCCTTTCAATCTCTGAGACACTGGCATAGAGCGCTGGTCATCTTCATAGATTGCAAGGATATCATTCATGATACCTTTTTCTTCGTCACTTAGTTTAGTGTACTCTTCGTTAACATACTTGTTGTCTTTAGCATCAGTACGGGGGCGTGCTTGTCCTAAGAATTTATAGTTAGGATTTTTATACTCGGTACGTATTCTAGGAGTAGCCCAGTCGAAGCTAGGGCTATCTCTTTTAATATACTTCTGGTTGTTGGGGATAGTCTTTCTCCAAATGTAAATAGGTCGCATCTCTGTAACCTCTCTCATCTCTGGCCTAGACGAACCGTCAGGAAACACAAGCATGTTTCCTGTCTTAACCTCGTAGGTAATAGCAACGTGGTTATTCTTATACCAATCTGTTTCTCTTAATTGTTCATTCAAATACTTTCTAACAAGTATCTCCTTGAACATAGACACTATTGCTTCTTTATCACTTTCTTGGGTTTCAAAGTCTTCTGCGTTTCTACCTACAAAGTATTCATCAGGTTGAAAGTTCTCACTACTTAACAACCTAAGTTGATTTAAAGTAAGTAAGTTTCCATTAGACATAAATGCATCAGCTTCTTTATTAGCCTGGTTGAATATGTCTGTCTTCTGTTCACCAGTTAAATCTGCCTCTAGTTTATGTTTAATTGTCTCTACTGTCTCTGTGTAGTACGGAGTATTTACTTTTGACTGCAGATTATAGAGTTCACTAAACAAAGCCTTTAAAGCATTTTGATCTGCATCAGATATGTTACTGTCTTTCTTAATCTGTTTCTTTAAATCCTCAATAGACTGTTCAATATCCTTGATAGTCTTAGTCAGTCCTTCTGCAACTAGACTACCTTGTATAGTCCCGTCTTGGTCTCTGAAACCTTTAACTGCGCTAAATAATCTTTGATACTTCTCAGTAACTTCTGGATTCTCTCCGTACTTAAGAAGGATGTTTTTAATCTGGTCACTTAAGTTTTGCTGCTTTTCAAAGAACTCAGGTAAAATCTCAACTCTGCTATTTGCATCAAGCCAGTCTGATTGCTTTTTAATTTCAGCTTCTAACTCTAGTTTTTTGTTAAATATAAGACTCTGAATTGCTTCAGCCTGAGATAAGTCGTTAGCGATTATAGCAGCATCTAGTGTATCTTGTAAACTGCTAACCTGAGATTTAAGTTCAGATATCCTTCTAACAAATTGGTCTTTAATCTGATTAAATTTGTTTAGAGTCTCTTCTCCAATAACAAATTCAACAACATCTAACTCCTTACGTGCTTTGTTGTAAGCAATAATAGACTCAGCTATATCACGTTCTTTACTTCCAATAGGTTTTTCAGTACCATCTTCGTTATAGATAGAACCTAATCTCACATAAGCCCTACGCTTAGCTGCTCTTATTTCTCGCATGGTAGGATCGTTCTCTGACTTAGAACCTCTAACAGAGTTAGTCCTAAGTACATCCAAATCCTCATCCCCAAAGACACTACTATAATTTTCTATCTCATTAAGTAACTCTTGACGTGCTTCTCTAGCATCATCACTTAATAATTTCTCTGCCTCATAGTAGTCATTTGTAAACTGAGTCTGTGAGTAGTCATCTAAAAATGTTTTTAACGCTTTTTCAGCTGCTTCAATCTTATCAACTTCTCCAGTTCTACGTGCTTTATACAAAGCATGTTGCAAATCTCCTAAGTCATTTTGAAACTCAGCCTCCTTCATAGGAGTGTTGTATACTTTCTGAGTAACTATTTTGACATTGCCTTTCTTATCATAATACTTTATAGGAACTACTCTAAAGAATCCTTCAAACTTGTCCTTAAGGCTAGAAGTTTTAACAGTAAATTGTCCTTTTACACTTTGCAGAACATTCCTACCAATCCCTTTCTTACGATTTCTTGCAGCTATACGTTCTTCTATCTCTCTAATCTTAGCATCTTTTTCTAAGTTATCGTTAGTTGCATCTGTGGTATGCGCATTTATAAAAGCATTTACAATGTCTACAATAGGTACACCTGAAAAACCACCTACATTTAGATACCTAGTAAACATGTTTTCATTGGCCATTGCTTGGTCCATAGAAGAGTTTAATAAGGCTCTAATGTTTTCAGGAGTAGGTGCAAATGCTAGTGCTTTTTTTACATCTACGATTTGTTTATCAACGTCAAGTAGTAGTTTCTTATTACCAACCTTTTCGTAGTATGCTTTTTTCTCTAGCAATTCTGCTAACTCTTTTCTAAGAGGATGCTCAGGACTCTTCATGTCCTCAGCAATCTTAATAAATAAACGAGAAGCTACTTCTGCTACTGGATCAAGCATGGCACGCCTAGCTCTATCTTCAATTGCATCTACAGCTGCTTTAGATTTTTTTAACTCATCCTCAATAATCTTCCGATAGTCTTCGATATTTGCTACTTCTTTCTGTAGATCTAATCGTTTCTGAGCTACGTCTCTAAGTTGCTTAGCTTCGTAGTCTGAGAAAGTAGCAAAAGTTAATTGGTCTACTAGGTTATTTTGGAAGCCCTCAATCTGTTCTCTAATACTCTGTGCAATTGCAATAGCACTATTGTACTTCTTAAGGAGTACATCAGGCCTATAGTATGACGTAGCTCTAGTTAAGATTTCTAAATCCTCTTCTAACTTAGCTGTAAACTGTCTTAACTCAACTGCAAACTGTCCAGACGCAATTAAACTTCCTGTAATATCCGATGTAGAGATTTTACCAAAGGTATCTTGAAGACGACTGATTGCTCTCAGTTCAATTGTTTCTTTACCACCAATGTCAGTAAGGTTCTGACTCAACTGATTCCAAATTGTACTATCTACGTTACTATCAATGTATTCGTAGAAGTCAGTTAACTTACTATAGATTGTTGGCTTCTGTTCTCTGTTCTGAAAAGGCTGACTAAACCTAACTTGATGTTCTGCTGGACTTTCTGGATAATCCTGTAGTGTCATCAAGTAATCAAAGTAGTCATCTAGGGTTTCCTGCACTTGGTCAAACATGGTAGAACCCATGTCTCCAAAGATGTATCTGTTAAGGAATCCTTTGATGCTATTCCACATCCGTTCTATGATTCCTGCAGATGCCTCTTTTTGCGCCTCTGCTACTTGTAGTTGCTCTCTGAAGTAAGGATTAGACAGGAACTCAGATACAAACTCCTCTACGTTCTTAAGACCATAGTAGCTTTGTAACTCAGGATTCATGTTTCTGTACTTTTGAAAGTACTGTTCCATCTCCTGTACAAACTGTACCTCTTGTGCGTTTCTTGGATTATTTAGGATAGAGATTGTAAAAGCATGTACTGCTTCGTGGATAATCTCTCTAGCCAAGAACTTATTATCAGTAGGAGTGTAAGTTGATTTTGCAATGTATACTGTGTTTGTCTTGGGGTCGTAGAACGAACGCTGATACTCGTCAGTTACATTGAGGTCATCAAACAACGCTAACTTCAGTGTAGGATTCTTTGACATCAAGGGAGACAGCTTCTTAAGTATCTCTTGTTGGAAAGGTTCTAACTCTGAGTTACTAGCTAGGTTATCTATTAACTCTTTAAATGTTGCGTTGTTAAAATCCTGTACTGAGTCAATAACAAACTGAGGAAACTTAAACTTCTCAAGAATCTCTCTACTTATTGGATACTGTTTTTTCTCTCCTACTTTAGGTTTAACTGACAACTGGAATCTGTTTCCTACAGAAATGACTTCATAGTTAATCATGTCAAACTTAGGATTTAACTGAATCTCTAGTCCTATGTTCTCAAGTGCTTTAGGAGAACTAAACGTTTCTCCCAAATAACCAAGTACTCCAATCTCTTCAATCTGTTCTGCTGCTTGTAGTTCTTCTTCGGACATCCCCAACTTAAGGTGTTGGTTAATCTCACGAATCTTAGGCTCACCTGCGTAGTTTACCCGTGTGCTAGCACCGATATGTGGTTTAGTCCAATCAAAGCCAAAGTTGGCCTTGAAGGTATCTGTGGTCATAGCCTCATATACTTTCTTTCCCTCTGCTTGAGAAAAGAAAGAAGTTAGTTGATAGTACGCAGGACTATTTATAGACTTACCACTTACAGGTGATTTTATTTTAGCAATACAAGACATTATACAAATTTAATAGATTTTTAAACGAATGCAATTATACATCACAGCTGACCTCTTCAAAGCCCAAGCCATCTAAGTTTCCTTCGTCATTGCCAGGTTGACCTGGGTTTAACTTGTTCTTAAGATTAACTGGACCTTTATCAGTAGTAGGAAGAGTAGGATTCTGAGGAGGCACTACATCAGTAGGAGTTTCTGCTGGACCAAACATATCTTGGTTTAAACTATTTGTATTGGTAACATCTACACTCTTAACTAATTTAAACTCAATCTGATATGCTTGATTTATCAGAGGTCTTACCTTTGTATTAAAACGACCTATTGACCATCCCTCTAACTTAGACCATATCTCTGGAGTCTTTCCAGAACCAACTAAAGGATGTAATGCTTTAGTTACTTCTACATCTACAGTACGACCATCCCCTGATTTCCAAGTAATAATATCTCCTACTTTAGCACTTTTCCAATAGTCTAATTTACCGTCCTTTTCAAAACGAGTCGTAGCAGTTCTTTCTCCACTAAGAATTGCATCAAAAGTAGTAGTAGCAGTAACATCAGGACGTTTTTCATTACCATAGGAATATGTCATCTGTCCTTCTAGTTTTGTAACTGGGCTTACTTCTTTTCCTAAAACTGCATTCTCTAGTGCAGTTACTTTTTCTACTAACTCGGGAGTCAATTGATAGAATGCATCAATGGCTTCTTTATGATACTGAGAAAGATAAGACGGAAGGGCAATTAGAGGTCTAGAACCGTTGGCTCTGGATAACACAGTAGCAAATCCAACTAGACTTAAGTACTTGCTAAACATTTCAGGATTGTTGTCCTTCATGTCTATTAGCTCGTTATAGGCTGTTGCAGTGTATTCTACGTAAGCCTCAAAGGGAACTACTGAAGATACATCCCTACTTCTATAGTGAGCTCCGTTCTGCATAAAAGAACCCAATGCTAGGTCTTTAAAGAAACTTCTAACCTCTGCATCAGCGTGATTAAGCCCTTCTAGGAATGCTTCTCTGTACTGTTTACCATACTCAACACTTTCAATGTTTCTTAAATGGAAACTAAACTCTCTGTCAAAGATGTTATCGTCTTCTATGTATAAGTTATTGAATAGGAAGTTTCCTCTTAGATCGGGATTTGAAGCTAATTTTTCAAAACGTTGAGCCATGTTGTTCTCAATGTTTTTAACAAACAATCCATCTTTCCCTCTGTAGTACTCAAGCAAAGAACCATTTTCATTCTTAGCATTCATAGCCACGTGAGTGTACAGTAGGTTGTTTTTGTACTGAGTAATTGCTTCTCTTCTTTCGTCCTCAGAAACTAACTCGGAGAACTCAAGCATCTTATTCAATTGAGCATGTACTTCTTTAGAGTCAGAAAGAGGAAAAGTCTCACTCATCAAATCTAAAGTGAAAGAACCTACGTTAAACTGTGCCAAGGCAGAGTCTTTAAACATAAAGTCAATTGCCTCTCCATTAAATGCACTCTTCAATGTGCTTTGTTTGTCCAACAATTCTACACTTTGGAAAGTAGTTCTGTAGTTGGCTGTGTTAAAATCAGCTAAACTGGTAAGTTCTCTTAGACTTTCTTGTTGTGCTACAACTACACCAAACTGAAGATAGTAAGCTAAGTCTCTTAAGGCTGTTTCTTCAGGTACTAGTGTTACTTCTGGATTGAAATTAGTTAAGTACTTGTTTATCTTAGGATTACTTAACAACGTTTCAATGTATTGTCCTAATGCTTTCTTTCCTTTTACTCGATTGTCAGTCTGATTCTTAGCTATTAACTGTAGTTCTTTAGAAATATCTGGATCTGTAATCTCGTATGCTATACTTTTTATTAGAGAAACAATAGCAGAGTTCTTGCTAAAGTATGCCTTGTCTAGTTTCTGGTTGATTACAGGACGATTAGATAACTCCAATATCAATTGTATTGGCTTAGACTTAATAAAGTCAATAACTGTTTTTACAGGAGTACCTGCAAGAATCATAGCATGCGCTAGAGGACTTGTCTCTTGGTTCATACCCAAAAGAATAATCCAATCTTCTTTTGCAATATCTACGTGACCATTGATAAACTCACTTAGGATTTTAGATATACGATTACCTGCTTGGTCTTTCTTGCCTCCTAGTTGTATGTTACCTTCAGCATCTTTGTTTGATGGAAAATAGTAGGCATTGAGGAGTTTACTGTTGAACTTAAGATTAGCTCTTTGAAACTCCTTTTGCATAGTGTTAATCTTAGCATCGATACCCAAAGCATCTTTAGACAAGATGTTCTCTGCGTAGATTCTCCAAGAGGTCATAGGATTAAACACCTGAGTGGTGCTAATCGGTCTACTCTTACCTGTGTACTGGGTAAGGATGTTATTATTGTTAGGAACTACTAAGTGGTCATACAATTCACCAATAGACAATACTTCTTTTAGAGTTTGTACTAGGTTGTTAGTTATGCCTTTTTTATAATCGTCTACTTGATTAATCTTCTTATTAACTTCTGCTAAGTCCTTTCTAAGAGCAGACATTACATTTAAGGCTTTAGTATCGTTCTTCCCATCAAATGACCTTAAGTCAGCTACTGCTCTCATTAAAGCATACTTACTTTCAGATAATTCGTCGAGTCCTTTTTCTTTGTCTTCTTTTGTGAACTCTTCTCTATTTAGTAGGCCGTTAAGATTCTTTAGTGATTTTTTTACTTCAGCGTCTAACTTCTTTAACTCTTTCTTTAAGTCTTCTCTTTGAGCATACGCCTCGTTCTCGTTCATCTCATCCTTGATTACTTTAAGGATTCCTAACAAACGTTGTTTCTCTTTCTTAAGTTCTCTCTGCTCAGCTAACTTACTCTCGTAGTCTTTTAAGTCAAATGCTTTATCGATAACGTTACCATTTTCGTCATACGCTGTTTCAAAGAAAGTAAGTTTGTCAATGTCATAGTCACCCCCTGATTTAACTACAATCTGTGCAGGAAGAATCATAATTGCACCTGCAGACTCTGGAAGAAACTCTTTTACAATTACATGTTCCATTGATTGGAATCCTTGTACAGGAATACGTACTCCAACCATAGTCAACTGCTCTTTGTACTTCTCCTTAAACTTAAGAGCCAATGGATTGTCTGACTTAAGAATCTCATTTAGATTCTCAAGAGTACCCACTGGTTTTTCCTTATACATAAGTTTAAGTAAACCGCTATGTTTCTCAGGATTGAATCCTACTCTTACTTCCATAGGAAGAGTCTCACCTGTAACAGGATCTACTCTGTAGAACTGTAAGTCGTTTGCACCATACTTCTCTAACTGTTCTTTAGTAGGTTTAGCAAAACGTGATGCTTCAAATCCAGAACCTGCAATCTGAATATAACTTTCTCCAAAGATTTTTTGACTAATAACTTTGCTGTTGATTAGATTCAACAACATAGATTCTATCTGACTTCTGTCATTGATAGCGTCTAGTGGGTACTTAAAGTTACCTTTATCATCTACCTGGATATACTTACGAAGTGATTCTGATACTTCTTTCTTTTCAAACTCTTTTGCAAGGTAGTTTGCCAACTGAAGTTGATTGATGTTTTCTATCTTACCTTCAGCGTTTCTAGTTACTCCTAGTTTTCTTTCTAGACGTACTTGCTCAAACTTAACTAAGTCGTTCAACGAAGTCTTAAACCTATCGTACAAACTACTTACATACTGTCTAGTAGGTTCTGTAAAATCAGTAGAGAGTTCACCAAACTCATAGAAATCTCCAAATACCAACTTCATCATCTGAGTTGATAGAGTACTTTCTCCTTTAAACTTAGGTGCTTGGTACTGCTGCTGTCTTAGGTTATGTAAGTGAATAGATGTTACGTTCCTATCAGAAAGAGCATCATTCATTACTTTCATTTGATTGCCATCAGCATCTTCAGCTACTTTGTAGAAATCTAACATCTCTCCGTAGTTAGCCATCTTAGAACCAGATTTAAAAGTATAATAGTCAACTCTGTTCTGATACATTAACTCTAACTGTTTTTCAAGTTGTTTGCCAATGATTGCACTCGGTATTAGTGGAACCAAAGAATACTTGTGTAAAGCATTCAACTTTGGATCTTCTACTATAGGTCCATAGTGTCCCAACTTAAGAGGAGGGAATGGTACGTTACCTGTCTTTTCAATAAGTCCTCTACGCTCTTCTATTAAGTCTTGTGCGTTAGCAGGATTGTTCTTTAGGTCTTGGGTAATCTGAGCTATCCTTACTTGGTCATTGAATGACTTTTCTTGTGCGTCACTCCAACCTTCAATAGAAATAAGATAGTTTCTGTAGAAATCTAAAGTAACTACACCTTGAGCATTTGCCTCTTCGTCACTTTTGTTTACGTATGCATCATACTCGTAACGTTCGTTCTCTGAAAGAGAATCCCATAGACCACTGTTATAGACTTCTTTATACTTCTCAAACTCGTCTGCCTCAAACGTAAGTATATCGTTGTATACTACAGTTCTTACAATAGGACTAAATGCGTGTGATGTGCCTGTGTAGATTCTACTTAAAGAATCTTGGTTAGCATCTTCTTTGAAAAATTCTTGTAAAGCGCTATCCCAATATGGAGGAGTTCCAGGAGAAGAAGTAAAAGGAATACGTTTAAATACCTCACGAGCATCTTTGTCTGTCTTATTGAAGTTTGCTAAGTCACCTACAAAGAATTTCATAAACTCTACGTTGTTGATGAATCCATTCTTTATGTACAACTCAGCAAGATACTGTAGGTTATTTGCAGTTACTTTTAAGTCATAGCCTTTTGGAAGTAACTGGCTGTTAACAAACTTTAACTTATTCAAAGATGCAACTGTACTCAACAATCTAGTTCTTTCATCAGTAGGTCTAGATTGTCTGTCTATAGGCAAAGACATAGTCTTAACCATAGTACGTACAAGATTACTTGCTTCTTTCTTAAAATAGTTATCTAAAGCTGCAGGAAGTGATTGTACAGCAAGTTCGTACAAACTAACTAGTTGCTCTCTTGTCTCTGCATTTTTTACTTTGTCTGCTATATCAGGTAGAATCTCTCCGAAGATAAATAGGTTCTTACCGTACTTCTGATAGGTAGTATTTGCTGACTGAGGGTTACTAATCAAATCCAAAACTCTAGTGAACTCAGATTGCAAATACCCTGTCATTGTATCTAGGAATTGCTGCTTAGCACTTATCTCTGCGTCACCATCAGGCTTTCCTTCTAATCTACTAGTAGAGATAGGGACATATATCTTCTCTCCAAGTACAGGGTTACTGAAGTAAATGCTAAATGAACTTGACTTGTCTCCAAAACGGATGTTCTCCATCTCTGTGCTTTGAAAGAAACTCATAAAGTCCTGCATAACTTTATCACCAGGATGTAGGTTAGTGGTAGTTTTACCTACCTTTTCTCCCATGTTCTTGAACTCTATACCATTGAAGTCTCTAATTTCAAGGTTTACAGGAAGTCCAAACTTCTCTTGTTTTTTATAACTATTGAGGGGACGACTTTCAATCTCTCTAACAGTTTTAGGTAAACCAAATAGACGAGTCAACCAAACAGATCCAAGAATATCTGGATTCTTGCGGTAGTCAAATCTTTCAAAACCTGGAGTTGTAATTAACTCTTCATAGTTACTAGCCTCATTAACAGCTTTTGTGTTTTGAGTCAAGTAAAACCATGGGCCTCTTATAAACTTCTTTTTGTCTTCTGCAGTCAAGTAAGAACTAGGACGAAGTTCTATATCATAAGAACTAATGTACTCTACGAGTCTTGTTAATTCTGATTGCTTCTTCTGTAGGAAACCAAATACTCCTTCTATCTTGAATGGAGTTTTTCTATCAGAAACAAGTTGTTGTGCTGCCGCTTTAACATCCTCAGAAGGGTTCTTTCCATCAGGAAAAACAGCCGCATCAGCATTTGCTATGTAAGCCAAAGGACCTTTAATACTGATTGTAGGTCTACTGTTCTTTAAAAGTTCACTATTGATTTGAGCAGTTAGTCTTAACTTAGCAAAGATGTTTGAGAAACTTGCAAAGTACTCAGCATACATTTCAGTTGTTGTACCAATGTTAGAAGGCAGTAAATACTCTTTATTAGATAACCCTACTCCTAGTGCATTTAACAACTTAGTAAACTCATTGATGTAGTAACTTTTATTAGGACCAGTAAACAAACCTTTGATAAGTTCTTTCTTCTTCTTTACATCCTTCATCATGAGTGCAGCTTTAGCTACATCATTAGAAAACAGATTTGAAAAGTCAGAGACAAATTTATCTACGTTAAACTCTGTACCAGTATCTCCCACCATTGCGTAGTCTTTGTTATACGCAAAGTAGTTTTTGTCTAATTGATTGAATAGGTTCTTGATGTTTCTGAATCCTTTTATCTGTTGGGTAACAAACACAGAGTTACCTTTCTTACTTACGTCAAGGGATACAGCTATTGTTTCTGGGTTACTAAAGATTCTCTTTAGTCCCATAGCAAACATAATTTGTTTGATTGTCTTTGTACTGTTTGCTACACGTGGGTTAGGAATCTTTTTTAGTAGATTGTTAAACTGAGGATGAGTTTTTGCTAAGATTGCAATCTCATCATATTGTTTTGTATAATCGGTAATTCCCGATAAAGCTGTACTCAACAAGTTCCAGTTCTTTTGGAAGTCACCAGACTTAGGTAAACCTAGTAATGTTCCTTGGATTATTACCTTCTCATCACTTTTGTATGGTCTCTCCTCAGCAAAGTTGTATTCTCCTACACTTGCTTTTCTATAAGACGGCAGTGAAGTTACTAGTGCAAGGATTCTTTTACTTGCTCTTTCTTTCTGTGACTTCTCTTTAGTCTTCCAGTCTTGACTCTCTCCTAATTCAGCTTCGAGTTCTTCTATACCTACTACACCTTCTTGGTCCTCATACCAATCTCTAAACAACTCAAAGTTTTCTGATATCTCTACCAATGCCTTTAGTTGTTTAATGTCTATACTAGTAGCGTTGTTGGGATCAATCTTAGAGATTAGGTTATTCTTATGACTTAATAACTGTTGTTGTACTTCAGCCCAACTACCATACTCACCAAGCATGTACTCAAAGGTTTCAAAGATTTCTTGTCCTTCAGCATCACTAAAGTGAATCTCTGTCGGGGTTCCGTTAATCTGAGCCTCATAGAAGTTAATACTTTTACTTGTAGTTACGTTTACACTCTGTATCTTCTGAGCTAAAGCATCCTCAATTCTCTTTTGTTTTTGCTGTAGGTAATCTATAACTTGAACTAAAGAAAACTGTCCATTATCTCCTGGAGTATACTTACTTGTAAAGTCGCTTTGAAATGTCTCGGCAATGATTTTTAATGCCTCTGTCCTATTACCTTGTGTAATAGGATGAGCCATCAACTCGGTGTACAATGGATTTTCTACAACTTCATTACCTACTTTTATTTTATCTAGAGGCTGTTCATTGTTTTTATTCCATGCAAATATCATTCGACCCTCAGACATAAACTGTCTGTACTCTTCTTCGTAGGGCGTTCCTTTTATGCTACAAGCGTTCATTGTTAACAGGTAGGGGGATTTTTAGTGGTGGGATTTTCGTCTTTAGAATCTAAACCAGATTTTACATTGTTTAAATTCATACCTAGCGAAGATAATACAAGACTAGCGTTTCTAGCTTCTGAATCAGTCAAATCAGGAACATTTTCTTTGATAGTCTCTAGTTGTACTTTATCAGCTTCCTTGTTAAGTGGTTGAGGAGTAGGCTTTACTGTACGTGAATTAATTTGTGCAGCAATTTTGCTATCATATTTTAATCTAATAATTGAGTCAGAAATGTCACTCTTGTTCTGTGCTAACACAGGAACCTGGTCACTACCTTTACTCAACATATTAACTGTAATAACTCCATTACTTTCTTCATACTGAGAAGCAAAAGCTAAGATATTAATTGAACGAATAGGTAAACCAAAGTCACCTGATAATACACCGTATGCAGTTTGCTGCGTACCCCACTTACTAATGTTAGAAGGGAAACGTTCATTGGAGTTATACATGCTTGACTTAAACGTTTGAGTATTCTTAAACTTCTTGTTCTTGAAGTCAATGATATGAACACCTCCGTCTTTGTCTACTGCTACAATATCCATAGCACCTGCAACACCAGCAAAACCTGTAGCTACCTTTTCTTCCTGAGTGTACTTACGATAGATTACAAGTCCTTCAGTATATACTTTGTATCCCTGACGAGTAAGTTCTTTTTTAACACTTTCTAGTTCTGCTACTAAAGCATCAAACTGTTCTTGTGTAAACTCAAGTTTGTATCCTTTACCTTCTCTCAGAGATTTACCCATACCTTCTGCTTCTTTGATATACTCACTCAAAGATTTTACGGTACGACCTCCAAGAACATCACGTCCAATGATGTCTAACAAGTTACCTACAGCAGCTCCCTTTTCCATGTTGATAACAGAATCTTCTGTATCTACTTGAGTCTTACCCATAACACGTCTAGTGAAGCCTGACTGACGCTCATATCTTTCTCCGTCAATTAAGTAACCTTCTTTAGAAGGATCTGGTATAGTTTTAGCTTTCTTTACTAGAACCTCTAAAGCATTTACAGAATCTTGTTGATTCCCTTTATTTGCAATAATTTGAGTAACTGCTTTTTCTTCTTCAACTTCTGCTATAGGTAATGTCTTATCTACAGGGGTTAAAGTTTCTGTACTGAATGTAAATCCATAGTTTCCTTTTTTAACAGTTTTGTCTGGCATTGTAACTTCAGAATCACTATCACTAGGTCCTGTAATCTTTACATTGTGTACTACTCTTTCTCCTTGGGATACTGAATTCCTCATAGTATCAAATGCTTTTTGCTGTGGGGTAGGATTTGCTTTTCCTTTACTTGTAGGCAAATAAGTTATCAATACTTTATTACCTGACTCTGTCTTATCCCCATTGTTGTTATACTTCTGAACTTTTCCATCACCATCTAATACTGTAAACGTTAGTACATTTAAAGCAGTAAAAGTCATTGGCTCTGTTCCTATTATTGGGTAGGCAAGTATCTCAGTAGGATTTGCTATTTGCTCAAAACGAATCCAAGTTTTATCAACAATAGGTTTACCTTCTTTATCTGTAATCGGTTTACCTTTTGCATCCAGTACATCTACTGCTTTTAACAAAAGTAATTTTCCATTACTCTCTCTTACTACAGTATCTTTTATGATACGACCATCTTTTAGTTTTACTTCTGGAACTTTTCTTCCTTTGTTTACCTGGTAAATTTCAGTTTCAGTAGCATTAAGGTTTCTTTCATTAACTTGTGTTAAGTCAGACTGAGAAACATTCTTAACCATCTGAGTATCAAACATATATTCAATTTTCCCAATATCCATAAAGTTTGCAGGGAATAGTTTTAAGAACTGCCCACGTAACTCTTGCAGTCTTTCTGGTGTAGGTTTAGATTGTACTTCGTCAAAGATTTCTTCCATCTTAACTAAAGTTTCTGCTCCTAAGACTTGCTCCACAATAGTAAACAAATCTACTACTGCTGTATTAACAGTCCTAAACTCTTTGTCTACAGACTCAATAATTTTTTCTTGGATAGTAAAATGCTCTGCAGTTCTAGCATTTGGGTCACCAGGCCTATATATTTTACTAGTACTTACTATTTGATTCTTACTCTGTACTTCAGATTTTGCTTCCTCTGTTGTAGCTACTTCTACTTTAACTTCACTTACAATCTTTTGATTGTTTGCTAGTGTATCAATAACATTTGTTTCAGCAGTAGGTTGTTCTGCAGGTAAACTAATCTTAGCCTCTACTTTTTTAGTCTTTGCTTTCTTAGTTACAGGAGCAGGAATGGCAGTAGTTCTTTCTATCTCTTCGGCAGTTCTTTCGTCAACCTGTGTTGCTACTATTGCTGGTACCTCAACTTCTGCTTCGGGACCTGTAAACTTAAGCTTTGCTAAGTCAAGGTTTGCTTTGATTAAAAGTAACTCAAACATGTGAGTGTAGTCCTCTTCAAGCACAGGCTCACTGTTTGCAACCTTCTTCATTAACTCTAAGGTTTTTGCTTTCTCTTCTACTGATACTTCGGCCGCCTCCATAATAGAGTACATCTTAGCCAAAGCAGAATCCAAGGAAGTAGAACCTAGAACTTCTCCTAATAGGTTTTGAATAACAACACCACGTTGGGCATTGTACTCTTCATCTGTAACAATATCTCCTGCTGCTTGACTTGCTGTTGCTGTAAGTCTACTCTTTGGCATAGTTTCCAACGCAGTAAGACCTTGTGCAAACTCTGGAGTTACATCTGATTGAATCAACTCTGGAACTTCAATGCTAACTTCTTTGCCAGTTTCCTCTGACTTCTCTTTAGCAGTTACATTATTTCTTGTTTCTTCTACAGTTGGAGTTTCAGCAGCTTTTCTCTCTTCTTTAATTTTTTTAATCTCAGCTAACTTCTTGTCAATTTTTTCTTTATTGTCTGCTTTATATTCAAGATAAGATATCTTGTCGTAGAAAACACTCTGAGCTAAAGAAGTATCATCAGCCATAACTTGCCTAACAGCTTCTGCTTCCTCTGTTACTTTAGTAAGTAAGTCTTTAACCCACTCTGTGTAAGCTTCTGTCTGAGCAGCTGCATCAGTCATTCCCATTATCTCGCTAGGTGCTACAGCGTCTATAGCAGTTCCAACTACCTTAGCAATAGTTTGCTTTCTTTCTAAAACATCATCGTATTGATTATTAAGTTCAGCAAGCATCTCAGCCAACTCATCTTGCTGTTCTTCTGTTAAGTCCGCAATTCGCTTATCGTTGTCTATAGGATCTCTTTCTTGAGTACTGATTTCTTCAGTACCATCAGGTTGCATTTCTATAGTGTCACCACTTTGTCCTGAGCTAGATACTGACTCTAAGTACATTGCAGTAACTCTTTCTGTATCTGCTTCAATTGCTTCTAACTGCTGATCAAATGATCCATTAAAATAAGCAACTAAGTCTCCGCCTCTGTCTGGAGCCATGACAGCTTGTGCTAATACTCCTTGAAGTTCATCTTGTGATGTAATACTAGTAGGAGTAGTGGTGGGAGTTTTGTTCTCTATAGCGTCAACTAAAGGATTATAAGTGCCTCCTGCAATTGCATCTTGCTCGGCCTGCTCTCTTTCATCTTTAATCTTTTTGACGTTATCTCTGTACTGTCTAATACTTTCAACAAAGTAACCAGGTCTTCTACTTGCAACAACCGTCGCCGCATAGTCCTCAAGATTTGATCCTAAGTTTTCTATGTCTTCCGTTCTAGCAAAACGAGTTAACTGTAACTTACCATTAATACTATTGTCAAGAACTCCTTTTTTATCTTCATCTGTTAATTGACTGTAGAAATCAGACTTCTTTTTATACTGGTCTATTGTCTTAGCTGCCTCTTCAGACATAGCTATCAGCTCTTTCTTTTGGTCTTCAGTATAAGTCTGTTTGTCTAAGGAAGTAAGTTTCTCATCAATTGAGTTTTTCTTTAAGATGTTCTTAAAGTAATCAAACTGAAGATGTTGATCTTCCATTAAATCTGTTAGCTGCTCTAGTTTCTTATTGTCTAGATTCTTAAGATTACGAACTCCGTATTCTTTTTCTATTGCCTCTAACTCTTGTATCTTACCTAAAGCAGTAGCAGCTTTGTCGGCTGTTATCTTACCTGCCTTTAACTCTTGGTCTATTTTGTTTTTATAGTACTGAGCATTAAGCATGATGTCGTACATCTCACCATACTTTCTATTTTCATTATGTGCCTTTATCTGTTTACCTGCTCCGATTGGAAACGTAAAGTAACTTCCTGAAAATGCTGTAATCAAACCATCAACTGTTAATTCTTTTGCAGGTTCTCCTTTTAAGTTTGCTAGCCCTTCGTTATCAGCAAAGAAGTTCATTAACTCTGCTGACACTTCTTCTATTCCTTCCTCAGTTCCACGAGCCAACATAAACCTACCTACAGAAGCTCCCTTACCAGCTAGATTCAAAGATCTTGTAGCTAAGTAATCTAAAGTCGTAGGACTAAAAGCATCACCAAAAACATTGCCATATAAAGTTCTGTATTGCTGATAACTACCTACCCAGGCTTTGCCGAAGATACCTTTCTCCGCAAAATCATCTAAGTACTTCATATCAGGAAATATGTTCTCTGTAAGAACTTCTATTCCTGTAGATATACTCGCAATTGCATGTGCCTTAGTTCTAGCATTCTCTACGCCCTTCTCGTATAAGTCTCTATAAGTAGCGACAAACTGTTGGGGGTAAACAATTGCAGTCATACTCATTGCGTTAGGTACTCTTGCACTCAACTGTTGTACTAATGGATTCTTACTAGCTGCTGTTACATTTTGAAATGCTGCTCTATAACTACCAGTCTTTGCAAGTGTGCCTGTGAATTGTGCTGCTCTTGCACTACTCATCATTCCTTTTGCAGTTAGAGTCTTTAAATTCCTAGCCATTAATCGGCCAGCACCACCTGCAATGGCACCACCACCATACATTGACCCTACTATTAGAGGTAACATCTCACCTCCTTGGAATACTAATGCACTTGGGTTGTACTCTCTGTTACCTTCAGCATCTTCAAAAATAAAATCTGCAGTAGTTTGATATTGTCCTCTAGAGTTAACCTTATCAAAGTTTACTAATTCTTCAACTGTAACTGCGTTATTGAATCTACGTCCTTTTGTCTCTAGCCATTCCCAGCCTGTAGCACCTCCTAGTCCTTCAATTATGTTTCCTAAAAACTGCTGAGCTACTCCCTGTGCTACCTTTTGACCAGTACGTCCTACTATATAAGCTCCTTTAGCTACTCCATAATCCTGCTTAAAGTAAAACTTACTTAAAGCTTCTTTCTTTTCTTCTCTTTCTACATATGTACCTAAGAAGTTAGTAAGCTCTTTGTTTGTCTTAAATGCTTCTGGATTATGAATCTCACTAGTTTTGTCAATCAACTTTTTATTAAAGTCAACACTTTGTTGCAGTACTGAGATTTCTTTCTGAATCTCCTGTAGTCTGTTTGGAGTTATAGTAGACGACTCAGCTTCTTTAACAAGTTGTTCTTGTCTTTTTACCGCAGTAATAACTTTATTGGTCAACTCAGTAGTAATACCTTGACCTAATTGTAGGTGCGATTTGATTAAATCTCCTTTAAAGCCATCATACCTACTTTCATTAACTTCTCCTAAAGCACCAGTAGTCAATGGAGTGCCTTCTAGAAATCTCTGAAGAGCAATTTCATTTATTACCTTCTTACCCCCTGTTTCAATGTCCGCTTCAGTTAGTGCTCTATCAAGGTAGTTTTCGTTGTAGATGTCTTTAAGTACCTTAGTAAAGTCGCTACTAACAGTAGCCAATCCACCTGCTTTGTTTTTAAAAGAGTCTAGACTTTTTAAGAAATCTTCGTCTGTTTTAAAGTTAGTTCTTAACTGTTCTAACGCACCAACTGTTTCTTTACTCTTAATAGCAGTAACTCTCTTTTCGTAGGTATCCTCAAGAGAATTCTTAAGTTTGTTTAACTCAAGTTTCTTTGCAGTAATCTTACCTACTCTTTCTTGGCTATCCTTAATAGATTGTTGATCTCCACTTCGAATAGCTGACTGACTCCAATACTTAGACTGTTCCTCTAAATCTTTTAGTTGACCATCAATATCGGTATAAAGTAACTTCTTAGTTTTTACTAAATCAGGAATACTGGTAGATTTAAAGTAATTACTAGCACTAGTTTCAAAAGACTTTACTCTCTGTTTCTCTTGTTCTTTTACTTCGGCTTGTTTTTCAGGAGTCAACATACTAGTTAAATCTCCGACTAAGCTAGTCTCAGACACAGGCTTACTTAGGATAGAAGCAGTTCTTTGAGCTGCTACTTGAATCCCTTCATTTGCATTCTTTACTCCCCAACCATTATTCTTCAGTGAATTCTCTATATAAAGTAAATCATCTTTTACTTCAATGTTCTTTTGTTGCTCTAACTCTTTCTGTGTAGGCATATACCTATCATCAAAAAAAGTTTTTAACTTCTTTTGTGAACCAGTTGCTACGGGTGCTTGAACCATACCAGGTGCATTGGCTAGGTAAGAACCGTCTCCTGTGTTTCTTTTGTAGCCTTCTTTTATCATGTCATCCCACGTTTTACTAATAGTAGTAGAAGGGGTGGGATTAGTAACCTTTGCAGGAGTTGTAGAAGCTACCCCTGGCGTATTTATATTAGTGCTAGAGGCAGTACTAGGTAAACTAGTAAGCATACTAGACTTTAAACTTTCTTGAGTATAGAAGTTTATTCTAGTTTGTGCTGCTTGTAAATCTATATTACGGCCTTCTGCAAATGCCCTATCTGAACTAACGCCTTTTGACATCAGTCCAATTGCTTTGATTGTTCCTGGGGTGTACATTTAGAATCTAATTATTCGGTCTCTTTTCCTTCAAGTTTTTTCTTCATTGCTGCATTAGCTGACGCTCTAGCTTGCTCTTCTGATTGACCTAACTTGATTGCTCTTTCGTAGTTTGTATTCCACTCTTTTTGTACTGTTTCTGATGGAGTGGCACCTCCGCTACTTTTAGAACCTCCTAGGTCTTTACGAAACTGCATTGTCTCCAAAGTTAAACCAGAGTTAAAGATATCAGTTACAGGTCTAGTTAGGAAATCATCTATTGATGTTTCCACTCTACCCAATCCCTGTGATCTGTTTAATGATACTTTATCTTTACTTCCTTTAGAACCTTCGTAAGTTCTGTAAACAGCTTGCAAAGTTCTTAACTCTCTTGCATAAAGTTCTACTTGAGTAGGACTAAGTTTTGCGGCATTCTCGTTATTTAAGTTATAAAGTTGATTGATAACCTGATCAATTTGTTCAGAAGGTTTCTTGCTTGTGTCTAGTTTAAAGTCCTTACTCATGTAATTGGTAACTCGTTTCAAACTATTCAAGCTTACTTGACTACCTACAGAATAGTTCTCTTGCTCAAACTCAAACTGTTTAGTCAATCTACTCTGTGCACCTTGGGCAGCAATCTCACCTAATCTGTTTCTGTGTTTCATGTTCTCCATGTACACTCTATCTTCTTTCAACTCTACTTTAACTTCTTCTTTAGTCAAGTTACCTGCAATACCACTGATAAACCTGCTAGTGAAGAACGGAACATATTCACCCATATCAAAATCATCTGGGTTCATATTAATGTTTTCGTTAGCTGCAGTTATGTAATTCTCACTCTTTTGAATAATGCTTTCTACTTCTCTCAAGTTTGCTTTATCTTGGGCAGTCATCTTTTTTGGGTCTATAGACGTTAGCCTAGAACGTTCTTGCATTGCTTCTTTCTTAGCTTGGTCGTACATCAACTTCTCTTCTTTGTTGTGACCTACCCAAGTTTGATAAAGAACATCGTTACCTAAACGATACATATTAGCTTGTGCGTGTATCTGAAGTTGGGCTTGCTGTGCAGGAGTTAAACTGTTTTGAAGACGAGCCATGATTTGCTCTCTAGTTTTTCTTTTAACATCAACCTGTTGAATATATCCTGCAGGACCTTCTTTAAATACAGTAGCAGTTTCAGCAGATACCTTCTCTTCAATCTCACGTAACTCCTTTGTAATATCTGTGTACTCTACATAGGCTTTGTTCTTCTGCACTTTTTTACCAAGACCACCTTTCTCAATGTGTTCTTGGATATCGTACATGTAAACTAAATCGTTATCTGCGTTTCTTTTTTCTTTAGCAACACCAGACAATTGCTTTTGGCGATTCTGATACTCTACTCCCCAATCAATACCTGCCTTAATGTACTCATCATTTTCAAAAGGTTTACCCAAGTTAATAACAGCCTCTACGTTATTCATGTTTGAGAAATCCAAACCTGCATTCTCCTGTACGTTCTTAACTAACTTATTTAACTCTTGGTCAAAGTAATTACGTTCGTCATCTGTCAATAACATACCACGGAGTTTTCCGTAGTTATCTAGATTCTGTTTGATTTGCTTTCGACCTTCGTCATACATCTCCTGCTTCTTCATTGCAACCTTTATAAGGTCGTCTGCAGGAAGAGCATTTACGTAATCGTTGGTGACAAATCTAGTATGTTGTGCTGAAATAGCCATAGGTTACTTATCTTATTTGGTTTTGGTATTTGTAGTCTTTTTAGCTTTATCTACTTCTGGGATACCTGCGGTATTACTATACATACCTTCTAGTTGAGCTGCAAATTCTTTGTCAGCATCTTTCTTTACTGTCAAGGAACGAGTCTTAGGATCGTAGTCAAAGCTACGTACAAAGTTGTTATACCAGAATTGTTTACGTGCTTCTTCCTGTTTCCATACAGACCTCTTCTGACTAGCAGAGGCAATCAACGCTTGACGTTGTGCAGTAACTGCGTCATCTGCTTGTGCAATCAAAGTATTGTATACTCTATCCAAAGATTGCATATCGTAAACATCTTCTTGGAATCTACTTTGTGCGTTATACTGGTCAGCAGCTGCTCTTTGTTGTGCATCAAAGTTTTGCTTCTCAGAGAATACTCTCTGCTTAGCACCAAGTGTAGCAATCAAAGCTGTGTTTGGATCTCCTCCTGCATTCATAGCAGCTACATAAGAATTGTCAATATCTTGTAACTGAGGTTGAATGTTTAATGTTTGAGGCATCAAGTAAGGAGCATTATAGTCCATAGGTGCATATGCAAACATCTGAGATGCTGCTACACCGTAAATCTCAGGAGCTAACTGAGGATAGTCAAAACCTTCAGGGTTGTACTTACCCATTGTAGCACCTTCAAGTTGTTTATTATAACCTTTTCCTGGATCTTTGCGTTTACGCTCTTCTCCTGGTTTCTCTTTAGGTTTCAAAGGTTCGTCCTCAAAGCCTAACAATTGGCCCATAGCAGTATTACCGTGTCGTCTATCATCATCAGAGATAGGCATACCTAAAAACATTTGGTCTGCTAAACCTTCGGGGGCTACTTTAAATCCTCTAAGACGGTCCTTGTCTTTACCTCTTTTTTTCTCTGCTTGTTTTACAGAAGCAATTGCTTTGTAAGCAGCTTGATACTTTTGTACAGCATCAAGGTTTAACTCAGGGTTATCTATCTTATACCTAGTCTGACCATTAGCATCTTTGTATGCTACTGGCTTATTCTTCAAAAAAGGCAAAGAGTTAGGACTAGTTCTACCTGCCTTTACATCCTCAACAAACTGTGAAGATTCTATATAAGCTTTGTACTTCTCAGCAGCCTTTTGTCTTTGGATATCTGGATCGTATCCCTTGTCTAACTGGAAGTCAAACAACTCAGCCTCTTGGCCCATACCTTTATAGAAGTTACGGATAGCTGTTAGGTCTGAGTTTCCACCTTCTAGGATATTTACTAGTTCGTCGGCACTACTGATTTTTAAGCCTTCATTCTTTACAGTATTGTTGAATGCATCTGTTAACAATGGATTGAGTTCGTCTCCAAACTCATTCAATCTATTTCTTAATAAGTTAGTAGGGTCATTGCCATATTGCTCGGCTAATTGTTTACCTGCAAATTCTCCTTGGTTCTCAATAAAGATCTTCTTACCATTAGGTAAAGTTTTGTAGTATACAGAACTAGGGTCTGCTGCATTAGTCTTACTTTGAGTTCCTGTCTCGTCACTTAGTACTTGCTTATTCTGCTCAGTGGCTGTATTAAGACTAGGAGTAGCAGTAGCGCCTAAAGTGGCAGGGTTGTTTGGTTGATTCTGTGCAGCGTTGTAGAAAGAATAGTTATCTTCCATATTGCCAAGCATTCTAATACCTGTATCTGCATCTATTCTGCTGTTGGCTACTGCATTATCTACAGTGTCTTTTAGATTGTCTAAAAAGTCTTTTTGTCTTTTAGTCTCTGCTTCAGCTTCATCAGCTTTAGTACTTAAGTTCTCTTCATTCCAACTAGAGTAAGGCGTAGAAAAATCCCTCTTTGTCACCGCTTGTTCGGTATAGTTAGGATTGTTGAACATTCCTTGACCCATGTAGAACCCTTTTTGTTGTTCTGGAGTTAAAACTACTGGAGCATTAGGACCAAAAAACTTTGCGTTATTAATGCGAAATTGTTCTTGCTGTTGTGGTGTAAAGATTGCAGAAGGATTGCCCATACCAAACTGACCTTTTCTCATACCTTCAGGTTCCATTTCACCAGTAGAGTTGCCGTTTATTCCTTGTTGAATCTGAAACAACTCTTGAAGTTTTTTCATGTTTCTATCAAACAAAACTTCTGCAGTACTTCTATCAACAGCTTTAGCGTGTGGGTTGTCTAGAATTTTTTTGTACTTAGTAATGTCGTATTTTTTAGCTTCATCGCTAAACGTCTTGTTTAACCCTGGAACTTTAAGATGGTCAGAGAATACAATAGTACCTTCAGGCAATACAAAGTTTTCACCTCCTTGAGAATGCTTCTTTCCTCCTACTATGTATGTGTCCATGTTAGGCATCATAAACATCTCACCACGCTCTAACTCTGCTTCTTCTGCACCTGAATCTGTACCTGTGCGAATCTCTGCACCATGCTTAGCATAGATTACACCTTGGCTTCCTGGTCTTGCCATGTACTCATATTCATTAGGCATGTAACGAGGACGGTCATTTAAGTTTTGAATACGTTCGGTATTGTCTTGACGAGTTTGGATGTCATCGTAAATACCTTTAATAGCTGAGGTTGTACCTACAGCCATACGGGCATAATCTCTCCAATCTCTTTTGTAAGGTTCTGCTTCTGCCCCTACTATATTAATTTTTTCATCTCCTGCTTTCTCAGCTTTTGTATCAATAGTAACTGGGTTATACTCAGGGAGTTTAACGTTAGGTTCTGCCCCAGTACTCCAATCGTATGGAGTACCTTTACTAGGCAATGACTGAGATATATCTTTAGTAATATCAGGTATACCCAACATATCTGTTGGATTCTTAACCATAGGATCTGTTTGGTACTTCTTCTTAAAAAGTTCCGTCTTTAGACCCTTAACTCTGTTTTTTCCAGTATTCATTAACTTAAAATATTAATTAACTTTAGAAGTTAAGTATACTTGAACTTAAAAAGTTTAAATACAAATATACTCTATTGTCAAGAAAAATCAAGCCTTACTTAGCCTTGACCTCTGCTCGCCTTATGGTAGTTCTTGCTTTGCTTTAACTTAGAAGATTTAGTTTTAGCGTGAACTCCAGGACGACTAACTTTTCCTTTCTCTTTATACAAAGAAGAATTAGAAGTTACTTTGGTAGATTTTTTAGTTGCCATATTACCACTTTACTTTATTAGCCCAGTATGCAGCTGAAGATTTTCCTTTAGCTATATTCTTTGCGTGACGTGCTTTGAATGCTTTGTTTCTTGCAGAACCTTCAGGAGAGCCTGATACACCTGCTTGACCAAAGCGAATTAACTTATAGTTTCCTCCAACTTTAGTAACTACTGCATGACTTTTACCACCACTAGTAGTTCTTTTTGGTTGATCCACTCCAGAAAATCCCATCTTCTTGTAACGGTCTGGGAACTGACCTCCCTTCTTCATGTAGTACATATCTTTAATAGTACCTCCATTCTTATGTGCTAGAAGAGGAGAAAGTAACATGTGTTGTCCTGCATGCTCAAGTTGATGTCCTACTCCATGTTTAGTAGCAGAACCAATAGCGTTACTTGCAGCACTTCCTACTCTGGTTTTACCAATAGCATTAGCTGTTCTACCTAGAGCATTTTTAGATACATTTCCTGCTTTACCTTTTAAAGCGGCAAGTGCTGCTGTTTTAGCAGCAACGCCAGTAGCTTCTTCATAGTTACCTGCAGACAATTCTCCAATTGCATCTGTTGTACCTGATAACAAGTTAGCTCCAATACTTAAAGGATTTACTAAATCTACGGCTGCTCCAACAGGAGATTGCATTGCTGCTTGTGCAGCTTGTTTAGTTTGTAGAATATTACTTGCTGCATTACCAGCACCAACTGCAGCAGCACCTTTTGCTGTAATATCAAACAAGTCGGTTACTACATTTCTATCGCTACTTGCATTTAAGTAAGTACCAAAACCTTCCATGTAGTCACCAATGTTTTGCATTGATACATCACCTGACTTAATTTTATTAAATGCAGTTCTACTTTTCTCGGCACTAGTAGGTGCGTTAGATTTTATACGTGCTTGTTCGTCTGCTCTAACTTGACCGATTACTTCATCCATTACTTGCTGAGAATCTGTCTTAGGAGCTGGACTACCTATACCTACTGCTCTTCCTGCTTTTCTTATGTTGCCTTTCATTCTATCAAAGAAAGAACGTTTTCTTCTGATGTCTACGGCTTCCATTCTTTCTATATCAGTAGGAACCTCCTCTTTGGG